GAGACGAATCGTGAGCCGTCGCAGGAGAAGGAGCCGTAAAGTGAAAGCACCAACCGAGCATCACGTGATGTTCTACGCCGTCATAGCGTTCATTCTCATTCTGTGCGTGTTCTGACGTGAGCCAGTACACGCCGAAGAGCAAGAGCGTTGCCACGGTGACGGCACGCAAGCTCCGCGCCAATGCTGCGGACATGCGCAACTACGCCGCCGCGCTAGACCGCTCTGCCGATCTTTACATGGAGGGCAACTACGCCGCCGCGCACAACTACGCCGATCATGTCTACTCCGCGTTGTTGCACTTCTGCCGGGAATGGTTGAAGCTTCGGCTGAAACATCTCCGCGTGTACCGCACATACTGGCCGTCATGGATGCGCAAGCACAACGGCGAAGCACACCTAGCGTGGCGTAAGCGGCAAATCGAGCGCGCGCATTCGTTCGAACCATTGGACAGGGCACCATGACCGACTACACGATCAAAATCGACGAGTTTGGCCGACCGGTTGACGGCGAGCAGACGATCAAGGAGTTCAAGGCCGGTGACAATCTTCGGTTCCTGTACGAGCCGAGGAACCATCATGTTCACATGCACGTCAACGCGCTGGACAGCAAATCCTTCGCCGAGCACGGCACGCGTATACACGAAGAGATCGCGCGATTGCAGAAGCGGCATGGCCAGAAATTTCGGATCACGGACCTGGACTTCAACGAGATCGAGCGCCGCGTCATGGCTCGCTACGGCGAAATCCCGGAGTGGGCGAAGCCGCACGTCAAGCGCGAACGGTTGTGGCGCGCGTACCACGGCGGGAAGAGCTACTGGGAGCACGACGCGTGGATACGCGAGAACCAACACCGGATCGCGGAAGGCGACACGGTGACGTTCACGGAGGAGGCCGGTGAGATTGACGAACGAGTTTGGCGTGCGCTACAGTCCAAGCAGAAGGTTGTTGACGACATTCTGAAAGGACCGAACGATGGCAAAGCCGATCCTGAAACCGAAGCATCCGATGTACGGTCTGACACAGGCCGACTTGATGGGCGACGCCACGGCACACGGACTGGTCGATGGAGCACTCGACAAGATGGTGCTGGCGCACGACAAGGCGAAGAACCGGGTGAAGTCGTTGCACGGGCGACGCGTGCTGGAGATCGTCCGGGCGGACGTTACGCGCCTGCAAAAGATGATGCGTCGGTGGGAGAAGCTGACGGGAGAGGCACTGTGAGCATTTTCAACATCACGATCAAGCAGGAACCCATGGGCGCGGTCGCCGAGATCAAGGCCGGATCGCTGTGGGACAGCAAGGGCTATGCGACCGGCTACACCGCTACGGCGCCGGAACTGGACCGGTTGATCGCCGAGCTTGGCAAGATGCGCGACCAAATTCGTTCGAAAAACAGGCCAAAACACTACTTCGGGCAGACGCCCTAGTTCGCTTTGGAAAGTCGGGAAAAGGTGGTACGTTAACCATCTAGGAGACTGTGAATGCTTAATCATACGATCATCTCAGGGATGCTCCCGACCGACGGCATTGCGTTGCAAGCCGCGCTCGACAAAGCATCCGCAGAGGGTCACGTTCTCCTATCCACGACTTCCTGCGCCATCAACGAGAACGAAGCGTATTTCATCGCGACACTCGGCAAGCCCGTTGCGGAGCCTGCCAAAGCGGAGAGACGCGGCATCGGCATGGGCGGAGGCGGTCCAACACAGAGACCCCAAAATGTCGATGCGAGCCCTGCTGCACAATCCAAAAATCCCGGTGAGAGCGCGTAATGCGTTTGCTCAAGCCATCGTCTCAACCAGTTCGGAGCAAGTCCTGTGGCGAGAGGCCGCCGCGCGACACACGCTCGATGCTTTCGGCGTTGTGGGCCAGGACGAAGCAGATGTGGTTGTCGCCGCTCGGAAGTGGTTTGCAGAGTGTTTTGACGACGTGCATCTCCTCTTCGAATATGCAGGCATCGCACCGGAGCCAGTCATTCTCGCGTTGGAGGAGTTTCTAAAATGAGCATTCAGAACATCAAGCTCCCGAAGAAGGCAAACGACCGCGTGAAGAAGCTGTGGGACGACATGGTGGCGACCGGAGCCGAGCACGGTCAAATCACGCGCGAGTACCAAGCCGAGCTTATCGCGCTCAACGAGAAGTACGTGCCGCGCTTCCACGACTTCGGCGAGAAGATGTACGCGCTGAAAAAGGAAGGCATCGTCGAAATCTGCAAGATCGCCGATATTGACTATCGCCCGGAGAACGGCTATGCCATCGAGGCGAGCTATTACGAATTCGGCGACACGTTCATGTCCGTGCGGACGCCGGAGTTCGCCGAAACCGCAACGCCGGAGCAGAAGGCGCTATTGTCAATGGAGATCGAGCCGGGGAGCAAGGCAAACTGATGTCCGCCGCATCTTACATCTCGCGTTTGATACTTTCGCCGTTTCAAAAATTGCGGAAAATTTTCATTCGCAGAAAAGCCAAACGGGAATTTGAGGCGATGCCCGTTGGTCCACGTGAAACCCACATCGTCTTTCGCAAGGAGAAGTAACAGTGACACGTCATCAACCCGAAACGTATGTACTGCGCTCGCGCCCGACTATGGACAAGTACGGCGAGCGCGTTATGGGAATCCGTCAGCCGCTCAAGACCGCTGCTGGCAAGTTCATCGGCGAGAAGATCATCCTGGCCACACCGATGTTCGACGAAGTGAAGCCCATGGGCGAGATCAGCCATTGGCGCAGCGAGGCCGCGCGTCGCCGTTGGAAAGGCGATCTAAAGGCTGCGTACAACGACCCGGAGAAGAAGGGCAAGAACGACATCGTGGTCGTCCCGATCTACCGTGGCGTCGCGATGCGCATCGCCAACGAAATCCGTGCCGACATTCGCCGCGAGGAACGCCGCCGCCGTCGCGAGACCATTCGCGAACTGCTCAAGCGCAAGATGCAAGAGCTTACGGAGAGCAAGCCGTTGGGAGATGCGCAAGCCGGATGACCAAAGGCATTCTCTACGCACTGCCACGCACGGCGCTTCGGCGCGAGAAGCACGAGTACGCCCGCGCGCTGGAGCTTTTCCAATCGACCGGCGATTACATGGGCGACCCGGTGCTCGTCGCCTATGTCGTGACGTACTGCTTCGACCGGAAGATCAGTTTCCAATGGGACGAGCGTTTGATCGGTACTGACGAGGGTGTCAGCCGCGTGAGACGCACGTGAAACGCTGGCTTTCGCTGTCAATGCTCTTCGCTGCCGTCGCCGCGCTCTTCCTCGCGACGCGCAGATGATAAACCGCCTCGCCGGTCACAACCATCCGCCACGCTCCGAGCGCGTGAAGGAGATCGCCGACCGCTTGCGCGGCACGACGGGCTATAACGGCGACGTAGACGACATCGAAGACCTCACCATCGAAGAGTGCAAGGAACTCGATTCGCAAGTCTTCAACTGTACGCGCTGCAACTGGTGGTGCGACGGCGAAGAATGCAACGAGCACGAAGGCGAATGGGTTTGCGATGAATGTCTAGCTGATGCATCCTGACGCCGTAGAACATCCCCTGCACAAGTTTCGCTACGGTCGAGCGAAGATGCGCAATGCCTTCCGCAAAGCCGAAGCGCGCCTCGTGGACAGGCTCAAGATGTACCGTGGCTTCCACGGTATGCTGAAGCTGAAGCGCCCCAAGCGGCGCGGGCATCACGGCTGGCGCAGCAAAGATTAACTGGCACGCTCCTTGCTTGATGTGACAATACCGTGACTGGCACTGCGGAATGATGTGCCAAAATGAGAGAGACGAACCATGATGAAACGTACGATCTTCGCCGCTGCCATTTTGGCACTGATGTCCGTACCGGCTTTTGCTGACACGAACACAGGCGGCGGTAATGACTGCACCGGGAACTGTCCGAACAACGGCGGGACCGGCACTGGGGGTGGCACGTATAACACGACCATCGCACCGGTCATATCACCCACGATCTCGGTGAATCCGGTCAACACGAACGTCAATGTGAACGCTCCTTCGAACTCGAACAGCAATTCGAATGCGAACAGCAACACGGTGACGGTCTCGCCGACGATCAACAATTCGTCTTCGGCGCAAGGCGGCAATGCCACTGGTGGCAACGCCAATGCATCGGCACAGGGCGGCGCAGGCGGCAATGCCTCGGCGAACAATGCCGGTAACACCCAGAGCGTCAACATCAAGAACCCGGCCACAGTCGGCGCGATCAGCGTGTCGGTTGCAGCATCGGGTCAATGCACCGGACAGGCGACAGCCGTGTCGGGCGGCTTTACGATGTTCAGCGTCGGCGTCAGTCACGTTTCGATTGACCCCGAATGCTCGAAGCGCGAAGCGTTCCGCCTCGGCATCTCGTCCGATGACCCGGAAATCCGGGCGCTCGCACGCAAGGTCTTCCTCGACCTTGACGCCGTTAAAGCGGTGTTGAATAAATAAGCACTCTCCACGAGTGCTTCCGCTGACCCCGGCGTCGAAAGGCGTCGGGGTTTTTCTTTTGTGACATCGTTGTGATCGAAGTTCCTACTTGACGAGTCGCATGTCGCACGCTGATAGTAGACGTGCCCCAAGAGGAATCGAAGATGACACGGAACGAAGAAGAATTTCTATTGCGCGTTATCATTCGGCTCCTCATAACCCTCCACAGGAAAGTGAACACGATCATGTCCGACACCGACAACCTTGCTGCCGCCGTCACTCGTCTCGAAGCAACGGCTGCTGCCAACAACACTGAACTGGCAGCGATTGCTGCCGAGCTTGCCGCCGCCAACACGGGAAACTCGCCGGTCATCGCCGCGCTCGTGGACCGTATCAATGCGGTTGCAACTTCCGTTGACGCGGCCGATGCCGCTGCACAGCCTGCCCCTGCTCCGGCGCCTTCACCGGCTCCGGCGTCGTAAGCACAAGCTTGCATGGAAGACCCTGGCATCGAAAGGTGCCGGGGTTTTTCTTTATCCGATGGATGGCGAGCGTTCGCCGTTGATGTAGACGAGATTACCCTTTATGCACTTCACGATGTCCATCGAACCGGCGACCGGAATTTCGTCGTTGGCTGTGAAGAGACGCGTGAGCATTTTCTCGATGTCCACGGCTTTGCGCGTATTCGGGAAGAAGTTCTTCAGCGTGTCCTTGCAGCCGCCGTGGTCGAGAGCGCGCTCAATCGTGATCGCGATCTCCTTCATGGTGAGCGGCTGCTTGCGTGTTCGTAGCGTGTTCAAATGAATGCTGACGATCTCGGCGCGAGCATCGGCGTCGGCGATAACGCGCTCCTGAGCATGGCCCATACCGGTGCCGCCGATGTACTCCGGCAACGCGCCTGTGATCTCGTTCAACTGCTTGTCCCACTGGCTGATGCCGTGCTCCTTGATCTTGAAGTACGCATAGGCGCCCTCTTTGTGGCCCTTGATGCGAACGACTTGAAGCTTCTTCTCACCACCGTTCACTTCGGTGATGTTCAGGATCGCCGTGGTGGAGTTCTCAAGGATCATGGAGCCGGAGATCGTATCGTCACGGCCCTTGGGCGGATGGAATGCGATGATAGCAACGCCGTCGAGAAACCGAGCGATGGCTTCCGCGTGAGCGATAGCTTTCTGCATCTCTTTGTCGTCGTTCTGCGAAGCGGTAGACGTGGCGCGTTGCCATGTGTCGATGAAGACCACGACGTTGCGACCGCCGAGTTTCTTCTTCAACTCCTCGGCCCAGATGCGCACGTTCTCCGCGTCCATGAGATCAGGAACAGCGGGAGCGAGTATCAGCCGGTCAGGCTCAGGCTCACGTCCGTTCTTGATCTTCCATGCGGTGAAGTTCGCCATCAAGCCGCGATCATCCTCACCGCAGAGATAGACGCAGGCCCAGTTCTTCGCCACGTCGAGGTTATTCCACTTCATGTCGCACGAAACGCGGAAGCAGAGGTCTTCGAGCACGACAGACTTGCCGGTGTTGCGTGTAGCGAGCATGGCCGCGACGCCCTTGGCCGGGAACCACTGGTGGACGAGCCCGTCGTACTCCATCGGTCGAGCGAGGAAGTCGTTGGGGGTCATGAGCATGTTCTTGATCTTGTCGCGCGAGCCGTCGTTGCCGATGGGCTGCTCGATTGCACTGAAGTGTTCGCCGGGCGCGAGTTGCTGCTGCATCTCGTCCATGCCATCGACCGGCGGAGGCGCGACATCCTCTTCGCCGTACGAGGCGAGCGCATCCATCTTCGAACCGACGGCATAGTTGCCGTACGCGTATGCGTTGTTGACCTTCAGACGCATGCCCGCTTCGTCCCACGGCGGCTCGCACGTGTCATTCCACGAGCGGCCTTCGGGATGCTTGTCGTCCGGCGCGAAGAGAATCTTGTTGAACATGAGGTCGAAGCAGACATCCGGCGTGACGCCGTAGTCCTTGAGGCGCTGCGCCGTCTTGACGGTGTGATCGTCGCCGCCCTGGCCCTCGATTGCAGGCGGGCGCTGACGAAGGATGCGGCAGCACGTGTCGATGTTCGCTTGTGTGTCGAGCTTACCGGCAGCGGTGCCAGCACTCTCGGCGCGCTTGCCGACCGTGCCGACGCGTTCGAGCTTTTCTTTCAGCCAGCCGGGAACGTCGGAGATGCCGTCCATCTCGACAAGGTACTGGCCCTCGACCGTGTTGGACTCTGGGTCATCGAACGTCGCGCAACCGGGGCCGACCACGTAGCCGTCTGGGCCGCGCACGTCCACGTCTTCGATGATCGTGCTGACCGAGTTCGCATAGCCGCGTTCGCAATTGAAGTAGAGATGGTAGCCGCCCTTCGGAGAGCGGACGCGATACGTGGCGTCGAAAATGCTTTGCTCGACGAAGCCGCACGCCGCGTCTTCGGCTCTGTAGAAGTGCATCTTGCCTTGTTTGTTCTTCGGTCCGCCTTCGTCAATGTCGAGGATGACGTGCTGCTCGTCGCAGTTCACGGCGTAGTTCATGTCCGGCCGCGTGTCGAACCACCGCTTGATCTGCGGCTCGTCCGTCGTGGCAATCGCGCGCCAGCCTTCGCCACGGTACGGCTTCTTCGAGCCGGGTTGCAGCGGGAAGATGCGGAAGCCGAGACGCGCGAGCGTCAGTGCGTATTCGACGCGAGACTTCATTCGTCGGCAGGGATAAGCTTGAGTGCTTCACGGGAGAAGCGACTGAAACGCCCGACATGCACGATCACTGGAATTTTTCCTTCCTTCAGGAGCCGGAAGAAAGTGCTCCGAGGTTTATTCAACATCATGATTGCTACTTCGGGAGTAAGGGCGTCGTCCGCCCCACTTAGGGCCGCGCTCAGGAACCGTGAGAGCAGAAGCTCGTCCGTCTTCAAGGACTGTGCGGCGAGCCCAAGGGAGACGGGTGCCCTCTGTAGTGAGCGTGCTGCGAAAGGTCCATGTATCAGGCGGCAGAGTGTCCGGGGGCGGCATGAGAGCGCCGCCGCCATATCTGGAAGCTCGATTGTTTCCATTTTTCTTCTCCAACTTCGCTTGCAAAAGCGGAGCGACCCGTCGGTAACTATACCGCACAAGTGCTACTTTTCCAAAGCGCCCGTGCTTCGGTGTCTTCGATGGGACAACAAAAACTGGAATCGTTCTAAAGTACCTATAGCAGTGCCGGATGTCGTGACCGGCGAGAAACGAAATCATGTTCATGTCAAGCGCGACATCGTATCCCGCGAGGAACGCCATCATGAATCGGTGATCGAGGTTCAGAATTTCGCAAAGCAGTTCGGTGTCTACGGCACGGTTCGTCTCCCGGATGGGCCTGCGTTCGCCCGTGTAGATGCTCGCAACGAACCACGTCGAAACCGACAGAGCTTCGGCGGCTTCCTTCACTGTGATGTCCATCTGCCGCTCCGGTCCGTGACCACGCTTATACCACTATCAAATGACTTTGCAAACCACGGGCCACGTGCTACACACGAGGGTATGTCTCTCCGGTTCAACGTCCGAACGGGCGATTACGTTATCTCGACTATTCAGACCGTCAAGGCCACAGACACCGGCCTGACGTTGAGCAAGACCGCGACCGGACCGAACGGCGAGCCGATCTATTTCACCAAAGACCCGTACGCCGCGTTAAACTTCTATCGCGAAGCCGACCGGATGGTGGTGGATAAACTCGCACCGCTGTGGACTGACTACGAAGCGTCGTGGGCGACGGAGAGCCCGAACAAATATCCCATCGGGCAATACTACGCGGACCTCGGTGGACTGCGCGGCTATCAGAACGCGGCCATCGACTACGCGCTGCGACGCAAGCACACATTGATCGGCGATGCGCCCGGCGTCGGCAAGACCCTCACCGCGATTGGCGCCTGCAATGCGTTCGAGGCCCGCAAGGTACTCGTCGTCTGCCCGGCCGCGATCCGTGGCCAGTGGAAGAAGGAGATCAAGAAGGGCTCGACCATCGAGAAAGTGTCGTGCTATCCCGTGATCCGGTCGGCCGATGGCATCGCCACGTGGCCGCACTTCACGATCATCTCGTACGATCTCCTTCGCAATCCGGCGATCCACGCGGCGCTGTGTTCCATCAATTGGAACGCGATCATTCTCGACGAAGCTCACGCGCTCAAGGAAGTCAGTGCGCGCCGGACGCAGGCGCTTTTCGGAGGCGGACGCCGCGAAGAGTTCAAAGACGTGCTCGCCGATCACGCTGACCGCATCCTGGCTCTGACCGGCACGCCGCTCCCGAATCGTCCACGCGAATGCTACACGCTGACACGCGCGATGTGTTGGGAGGCGATCAACTATATGTCGGCGGATGACTTCCGCTATCGCTTCAACCCGTCGGCGACGTTGGCAACGGGCGCGATCCGCGAAGAGAAGGGGCGCCTGCCGGAGCTTCAAGCGCGCCTGCGCTGCAACTTCATGGTGCGCCGCCTGAAGGAAGACGTGCTGAAGGACTTGCCGGACAAGACGTATGAGTTCGCATACATCGAAAAGGACGGACGTATCGCGGACGTGATCCAGCGCGAGAAGATGCTGAACTACACCATCGCCGATCTCAAGAAGCCGAACGTGCAGATGTTCGGAGAGATCAGCACCATCCGCCGCGAGATGGGCGAGGCGAAGGTGCCGCAAACGATCCAGCACATTCGATTCCTGCTCGACATCATGGAAGTGCAGAAGCTCGTCGTGTTCTCGCACCACAAGTCGGTGATGAACGCGCTCAAGGAGAACCTTGAAGAGTACGGCGTGGTCGAAGTGCGCGGCGGCATGGGCGACGCAGCCCGCCGTCAATCCATCCTGCGCTTCGCTGGCGATCTCAAAGAGAAAATCCCGTGCGACCCCAAGGTCCGCATATTCAGCGCGCAGCTTGAAGCTGGCGGCGTCGGCATCGACGGGCTGCAAGATGTCTGCACGCACTGCGTCATCGTCGAGCCCGCATGGACAAGCGGTTCGAACGAGCAAGCCATCGACCGCTTGCATCGCAGTGGCCAGCACGGCAACGTCATCGCGCAGTTCATCGTGGTCGAAGGTTCGCTCGACGAGAAAATACTCGCCACGGTGATCGACAAGGTTCACACGGTTCACGAAGCACTCGACAACAGAAAGAGCAGGCCGATATGAGCGACGAAATCATTGACGTTCAAGTGGACTGGACGCCGGAGCAATATGAATACTGGCTGACGCGCAGCACGCAGTATTGGCTCGACAACACGCTCTTCTGGCTGCGGTTGTGGGTCGGCTCCTTCTTCACGGACTCCCCGTCGAAAGCGTACCACTCGGCGGACCTCGCGATCCGCATGCTGGCTTTAGAGGCCGTTAACCAATCCTAAAATAGTTCTTTGCATTCCCGGTGGACTGTGCAATTGTCTGCGGGCGTAACGTAATATCAGCTTCCCGGCGAATCGGTCTAACCACCGACCGCTGAGATAAAGAGACGGAGACGAGAGCAAAATGAAAGACCCGGTTGCCGATTTCAAGTCCAGAGTTGTCCAAACGCCGAAAGGCGCAACCTTTGTGTACCATGTTGGCTCCCTCGCGTCCGACACCGCCTCGTCTCCAACTCTGACCAACATCCAGATGTTCGCCTATGGACTGCATCTGATGGGCCGCGTCGGCTTGCGGCAACGCCGCGTCGATTTCGGCTTCGAGTATTCCTTTGTGGTCTTGCAGCCGGTCCACATTGTTGACTTCGACACGGCGCGCAAGACCTACCTCGACAATCTGAAACACTAAGCGGAGAGATCACCATGCAAGTTTACGACATCAAAGTTCGCTTCATGCGGAAAATTCAGGTTCGGGATTACGAGCCCACCGAGTCTGAAGTGACGTGCTCCGCGCAACTGGAAGACGGGGAAGACCCCAAGGCCGCAATCAAGGCCGCGTTCAAAATTCTGAGCGAGGAAGTTCACACGTCTCTCGGACTGGCGCCGAACACGAAGCTGCCGACACGCGGCAAGGCGACAGGCGAGCACGTGCAGGCTGAAGCGTCTGTCACGGACAAAACACCGGCTCCAACTCCTGCTCCGGCTTCCGACAAGAAGCCTGCGGAGAAGAAGGCCGCCGACAAGACCACCAAGGCTTCCGCCACGGATGACATCCCCGGCGAAGGCGCTCCGGCCACGAAGACGACCGCTGCTTCGGCCGCATCGTCCGACATCCCCGGCGAGGAGACTGCCCCGCAGACGCAGCAGACCGCCGCCGCTGAAACGGCAACGGACATGACGCCTGCCGATCTCTCGAAGTGGATCGGTGAGCAAGTCCGCAGCGGCAAGGTCACGTCGCAGGCGATCACCGCGTTGTATCCCAAGTTCGGCATCTCGCGCTTCGCTGATCTGAAGCCGGAGAAGTGCGGCGAAGCGAAGGCCGCAGTCGAGGAGCTTATCAAGAAGGGCTCATGAGCAAAGCGGTCGTCTACACGGCAGAAGAGTTGAGACGGTTCGACCATCTCACTCTTCGGCTGTCCAGCAGAGACCAAGTAACTCGAATTGAGGCTCGGTTTGACGTTAAGAGGTTCCAGCAGGAACACGGCAAAGAAAAGTGTGATGCAATGTTCGCAGTGTTGAAGGCACGCGACGCGAAACAGGAGAAGGCACATGGCAAAAGCAAAAGTTAAATATCACCGTCGTACGGTGACGGTCAAGACAGAGTTCGGTCGAGTTTCGATTGAGGTCTTTGCCGAAGTGCAGTCCGGTCATCTCACGCGTGACGAACAGACGTGGATGATCGACGCTATCACGAGCAGCAACATGCAAACCCTCTCCGGCGCTCCGTACATCAAGGCGCCGCTCTCGAAGCTGAAGGTGTCGTAATGGCTGAACTCGAACTCGAAGAAGGCGGCAAAGTACATAGCCGCATCGGACCGTCCTCCGCATCGCGGTGGATGAATTGCGCGGGCTCCGTCGCGCTCGTCGAGAAGCTCGGCGACAAGGCGCGCAAGTCCGGTATCGCTGCGGCCGAAGGAACTGCCGCGCATGATCTACTCGCCCGCTGCCTCACGTCAGGCGACGAAGCGTGGGAACATACCGGCGAGAAAATCCGCGTCGAGTCGTGGGAGTTCACGGCCACACCAGAGATGACGGACGCCGTGCAAGTCGCGCTCGACTGGGCGCGTGCAAAGTACGCGAAGTACAAGGACGAGGGCGCCTATATTCTCGTCGAGCGCCGCGTCGCATCGCCGGAAGACCCGGACGCGTTCGGCACATCGGACATCATCATCGTGGTCCCGCGCCAGCGTATCATCGTTGGCGACTTCAAGTACGGCATCGGCGTCGTGGTCGAGCCGGACGACGAACAGCTTCGTAGCTACGGCCAATACTCGTTCGACACGTACCAGACATACGGCGATCTCAAGAAGTCCGGTTTCGATGTCGGCGAAGATCGCAATCTGAAGGACGCGCTGTTCGTCGATCCGAATACGATCTGCGAGCTTATCATCATCCAGCCGCGCATCCCGCATCCGAAGGGCGTCGTGCGCAAGCATATCACTAACCGGAACGAACTAGGCCGCTGGTTCTACGGCGAGGTTCTGCCCGCGATCCAAGAGACGCGCAATCCAAAAGCGATCCTCGTCGCAGGCGAGTGGTGCAAGTTCTGCCCGGCGTCCGATCATTGCCCGCTGCTCACGAAATTTGTGGACGAGATCAACCCGGAGCTTCTGCCGGTCACGCTGAACGACAGCGAACTCGACGCCCAGGCCGTCAAGCTGAAGCAGCTTGCCGCACTGTACGACCGCGTGCAGGATGAAATCCTGGCCCGTGGTCTGAAGGGCTCGAAGTTCGAACACTGGAAACTGGTTCGCAAGATCGCATCGCGCGTCTGGAAAGACGGCGCCGAGGAAGAAATCAAGAAGACGTTCGGCGACAAGGCGTACAGCACGCCGGAGTTGCTGTCGCCACCGAAGATCGAAAAGCTCGAAGGCGGCAAGAAGCTAGTGGCGCAGTGGTCGATGAAGCCGGAGACCGGCATCACGCTTGCACCGCGCAGCGACAAGCGCGAAGAGTTTGTTTCGACGCAGCACTCGTATGACGAGGCGCAGGGCGTCAGCGAAGAGGAGCACGTGTGGTGAGCACCACCAAGGTGAAGATCATTCTGGCATTCACCGCGACACCGGACGCGCGTGAGAAGGCCGAAGGGGAGATCGCCGCGTGCGTCGCTAATGGCTGGACGCACATCGCCTCGATCCCCAACTCTCCGCACATCGCGTCGGGCTTCACTTCCGTCTGGACTAGATCGTATAAGGAGACCGACAGTGGGCGATAGCTACGGCAGCGACGTGACGTTTCAGTCGCGCATGCTGCAACTCACATTGATCTCGCTGTCGGCTATCATGCTGATCTTCGCGATCACGGGTGTCATCTGATGGCACGCGGCGTGTGGCGCAACCAGTTCGCAGGCGAGATGGACCGGCGCGAAAAGTGGTACAAGGATTTCGTCCGTGCGTACCTCGCACCGCTTGAAGACCTATCGGTCAGAGTCGCCGCTACTCAGTTCGAGAAGGCCAGCGAAATAGACCCGCTCATTCTCGGCGCCACGTTGGGCCGCGAAGCCGCGATGAAGTTGAAGGAGACAAAACATGACGAATCCGATGCAACCGTCGGCATCCTTGCTGGTTAAGCTCGGAAGCATCGCGGTACACACGAAGGAGTTTCTGTCGCCGGGCGGCCACGAATATGATAAGGTCGCAATCGACATGCTCTTTCAAGACGAGGAGGTCGTGCAATGGCTGACACAGATGGATTCGATGGCGATGCTCCCGAAAATGCGCAGTACGCCGCCGTCGCCTTCGACCTCACCGGCAAGCAAGTCTACCTCGCGAACGAAGAGATCGTCCCGATAGCTCGCATGGAGGAAGGCCGCAGCCGGACCAAGATCGCCGTCGTGGCCGGGCCGACCAAAAGCGGGCACTATCTGCTCTACGTCATCGACCCGGAGGAGTACGAGGAGCTTGATTTGGTGGAGAAAAGTTGAGCTTTGCAAACCGTCCGTAGTCTGATATAAAGGGCGCATCTAGTAGTCCATAGTCAACCAGGAGAAGTCCCATGGCATCCAAAAATCCCTCACGTTCTCTCGTCACGCCTGAGTTTCGCATGTCGTTTCCGCACATCGTTGTTGCGCATCCGTACATGGAAAACGGCAAGCCCACCGGCAAGGAAGCCTACCAAGTCGAAGCCCTCTTCGAAGAGGCCGCGCTCGATTCCTTCAAGGCTTTCGACGAGGCCACCGGCAAGTACGTCGATGTGAACTTGCTCAAGCTGCTCGTGTCTCTGGCACAGGAAGCTTGGCCGGGTCAGAACATCAAAGAAATCTTCGACGGTCAGAAAGACAAGTTCGGCAACGGCGGCAAAGGTTGGCCGGTGAAGCGCGGCGATGTCTTGAAGGCGCAGCGCGAAGAGAAGGGCAAGAAAGCCGATCACTACGCAGGCGTGCGTGTGATGTCGTTGACCTCAAACAAGGTCGATACCATCCAGCCGCCCGCAATGTCGATGGTCACTGGCCCCAAGACGTTCAAGACGCTCGACCGCACTCTCGATGGCGACATCGCGAAAGCCAAGTCGGTGTTCACTGGCGGCAATTACGCGTTCGCAACCATCGGCATCGTCGCCATGACGGTCGCGGGCGTTCGATACCTCAAGCCGTACCTCAACAGCATCCGCTTCACGCGCACGGGCAAGCCGCTCGGTGGCACGTCGGAGATGGATCGCTTCGACGGCGTGTCCGGCGGAGCCTCGGATCACAATCCGACCGAGGGCATGGAGGACGAAATCCCGTTCTAGTCGCGACTGGAACGGATAGGACGGCTAACAGCCCCGTCTAAATTCGTCGTCACACGTGACGGCGTAGCGAGTGGTCCCGTCGCATTGTGAGAAACGGGACAGAGTTTCAAATCGGTGTCGCCGTTTGTTCGGGTCGGCGGCACTGGTGGAGGAGGACGGAGCGGTGCCTTCCCGCTCTTTCCTTCAGTTAGCGCCGGGTGTCGAGCGGAGGCTCCGCCCGGCGCTAATGTTTTGAGGAGCATGCATGAGCGTTGTGCTCGAAGACATGGTGATCGACTTCGAAACGTATTCGGAGTGCGATCTGAAGGAGTGCGGCGCCACCGTCTACGCGCAGCATTCATCGACCGAAATTCTGTGCATGTCGTACCGCACGAAGGACATGCCGAAGGCCAAGGTCTGGGTGCCGGGCCGCGAGCCGTTCCCGCAACTCGTTCTCGATCACATCAACAACAGCCAGTTCATCGAAGCGCACAACGCCGGGTTCGAGCGCGCGATCTGGAAGTACGTGCTGATGCAGTGGAAGAACTTGCCGGAGCCGAGACAAGAGATACCCTGGCCGCGCCGCTGGAAAGACTCGATGGCCGTGTGCGCGTATCACGCGCTGCCGCAAAGCCTCGATGATGTCGGCGACGTGCTCAACCTCGATACGAAGAAGGACAAGCGCGGCAAATATCTGCTCCAGAAACTCTCGCGCCCGCAGAAGCCGACCAAGAAAAATCCTGAACGCCGATGCAACGATCCCTTGTTGCTCGAAGAGCTTTACACCTACTGCGGCAACGACGCGGATACTGAGTGGGCGCTGAAGGAGATGATCGGCAATCTCCCGCCGCCCGAATATAAAATCTGGGTGCTCGACCAAATCATCAACGACCGTGGCGTCTGCGTCGATACCGATACGGTCAACGCCGCGATCAAGGTCGTCGAGCTTGTCGAGAACGCGCTGAACAAGGAACTGTTCGCCATCACTGGCGGCATGGTGTCGGAAGGCACGAAGCTCCCGGCGATGAAGGAGTGGTTCGCCACGCAGGGATGCGCGGTCGGCGATCTCACTGCCGACACCGTGAAGCGCGCACTGGACCGCAAGGATTTGGCGCCAGTCGTTCGTCGCGTCTTCCAAATCCGGCAGACACTCTCGAAGGCCAGCGCGAAGAAGCTCGTTAAATTCCTCTCGTGTTGCGCGGCCGACGGTCGAGCGCACGGACTGCTTCAGTACCACGGCGCAGGCACAGGCCGTTGGGCCGGACGCCTGATCCAGCCGCAGAACTTCCCGCGCGGCGACGAAACGATCCTCTCGCTCTTCTCCGCGATCTTCGGCGAAGCGGACGAGCAAGGCATGGTCGGCCTTATCGAAAGCATTCGCACCGTCAACCCGGACTACCTCGACATCCTGTACGGCGACGCGATGAACGCTATCGCCAGCGCGCTGCGCGGAATGATTATCGCTGGCCCCGGCAACAAGTTCTACGTCGCCGACTTCGCGGCCATCGAAGCGCGCGTCACCGCATGGCTCTATAACGAAGAGTGGAAGCTCGACGCGTTCATCGAAGTGGATCGCGGCAACGGTTACAAGGGCAGCGACGATATGTACTGCGCCGCCGCTGCGATGATCTTTGGCCATCCCGTCTCCAAGAAGCTGCACAAGGCTCTGCGTCAAATCGGCAAGATGTGCGAACTCGCGTTCGGTTATCAGGGCGGCATCGGAGCGTGGCGCAACTTCGACACGCGGCAAGAGGGCGATCCGGGTTACGTCGATGACGACACGGTTGATAGCTATAAGGTCGCTTGGCGCGAGGCGCATCCGAACATCGTCGCCGGATGGTACGGCGTCGAAGAGACTGCGATCAACGCGGTGCGCTTCGAGGGTCCGTTCTCCTACGCGTACGTCACGTACGAGAAGGTCGTCAACGCGGCGGGCACGTGGCTGACTTGCACACTGCCGAACGGTCGCAAGCTTTGGTACTACAATCCAAAGGTCGAGAGCTATATCGACAAGTGGGGCCGCGAGAAGTGGGAACTGACGTACGAAGGCAAGGACAACAAGCGCGGCGGCATGTGGGGACGGATCAAGACCTACGGCGGCATGCTCACGGAAAATATCGTGCAGGCGATCAGCCGCGACCTCATGGTCGAGGCAATGATCCGCGTCGAACAGGCCGGTTATCCCATCGTTTTGACGGTCCATGACGAGATCATCTGCGAGACCAAATCGGACTTTGGATCGAGCGAAGAGTTTGATACACTGATGTGCGTGGTGCCGCCTTGGGCGGATGGATGCCCGATCACAGCGTCGGGTTGGACCGGCATCCGGTATCACAAGGAGTGAGGATATGAAGCCCGTAAAAATCGACGGTTGCACTCGCGAACTCGGTAAGCCCCATGGTTGGGACGACGAGACGCACGGTCCATGTGGTTCACTTCCAATCCGTGACGAGATCGGCGGTGGAGACATTCCGCGTATGGTTTCATTCTGGAGACCGAGCGAAGCCGAACTCAAGCTGCTCAATGAGGGCGCGCTCGTTCTGCTGTACGTTGTCGGCCGTACGCATCCGCCGGTTATTCTGACTGTTGCGAAGGAGTGAGGCAGTGAGCGAAGACTTCTCAATCCACGGGTACGGACACAGCGGTGTTCCGCAGGAGAACGGCAAGCGCAGTCCTCTCGTCCACATCCTCGCGGTCGATTGCTGCGACGTGTCGAGCTTGAGCTTCCACCCGGAATACGCGGAGCGTGTCTGCGAAGCGATCATGAAGGCGGCACGCGCAGCGAAGCGCAACCGCACCGTCAGCTACAAGCTTCAGAGTGTGAGCGACCAACTGTGACAGACACCATCAAACGCGCAGCCTGCATCTCGAAGTGCGGAGAGTATCGCTTCGTGCTTCACCGCGACAATCTGCAATACAGCGACGAGATGGCGCCGAAGAACCGGCAGGGCCGCGCTGTGTTCGTGATGCTCAATCCGTCTACCGCCGACGCACGCGAGGATGATCCGACCATCCGCCGCTGCATGCAGTACAGCATCGACTGGGGCTTCAACAATCTCACAGTCGTCAATCTCTTCCCGCTCCGCGCCACCGATCCGAAGCAGCTACGCGTCAAGCGCGAGCCGACCGAGATCACGAAGCAGAACCTTAGCTACCTCGAAGCGGAGTGCTACTGGAACCGTCCCGATGTCGTCGTCTGCGCTTGGGGCCAGCACGGCGGCTATCTCATGCGCGACAAGCTCGTGCTGCGGACGCTGGTGGACCTCGGCGCGAACCTCACACTACTGAAGCGCAACGAAGACGGCACTCCAGCGCATCCCCTTTACCTCAGAAAAAATCTGACGCCTATCGCATGGAGCGGAAAATGACCGAGCCCACTCTACTTGATCTCGAAACTATTCGCGCTACGGAGCCTGAACGCGGAGACATTCTTTACGTCGTGTATTCCAACTGCGATCTTAGTGATCCGCATTGGCGCGAAGACTTCGAATTTAGGTACGGCATCACACGTTGGGACCGGCTGGTGTGGTGGTTCGAAGATCGCTTGATCGACTTCCGCAATTGGATCGGCCTATGAAACTTATTGCAGGCTTCGATCCTGGCAAGAAGGGCGCGCTCGTCACGTACGACATCGAGAGCGACAAGCTCGTTGATGTCTGCCGCGTGCCGCTGGAGAAGTGGACGGAGAAGCATCGCAACAAGCCGGACACGCACAAGTCGGAGATCGACTGGCCGGTGCTGCAACGCGAGTGGGCCGCCGCGCTCCTGTTCTGCGATCACGTCTTCATCGAGCACGTGTGGGGCGCCGCTCCCGCAGGCAAAGGACGCAAGGACGGCGGCGCCAGCATGTTCAAGCTCGGCTACGCGGCCGGAGTGCCGTTCGGGATCATTCTCAGCCTCGGTCTGCCGCACACATTCGTGACGCCTCAGAAGTGGCACAAGCTTCTCGACTACCCGAAGAACATCGACGATCCGAAGGCGCCATCGTTTGATCTGGCCCGCAAATACTTTCCGGCATATGTCAAGGAGTTCGCCCGGAAGACCGTGGACGAAGGCGTTGCGGAGGCCGCGCTGATCGCGTATGCTGGCCGTCTTCTTTTGGAGCAGGGCAATGCCGATCATTCGTAAGCTCCGCGTCAACGGCGCGCTCTACAAGCAAGTCGAGCCCCCGCAGTACAGCCCCAGGCTCAACCGATACACCGCTCAAGTCGAGCACGACGACGGTCGTCACCAGATTGTCTACTCGCGTCTGCCGAATGGACCGTTCGTCTTCATCATCCCCACGCCGGAGAACAATCAATGACACAGCGCATGACCACAGCCAAGGACATCGTTCTGGCGTTCCCGAAGTACGGATCATTGCAGAAGATCGCGAAGGCGACGAAGACGCCGTACACCAAGGTCAACCGGCTGTACCAAGAAGCGGTCGCCGAGGGCTTGATGGACAAGCTGCCGCGCGGTGCAAAGACCGGCGAGCACATCACGAACTTCGTCAAGGGAAAGCTCGTGGTCAAGAAGGCGCGCATCGGCGGCAAGCGTCGCGCTGCGAAAGCCAAGCCGCTCGAACTGAAGGACAGCGGCGTCACGCGTTTCATCTTCACGTGCGCGCAGAACAACACATATATCCACGAGAAGTTCTTCAACAATCTGCTCGTGTTCCAGGACCACTACAAGGCCGAGCTTCACATCTCGCGCTTCAGCTATCAGAAGCGCCGTCACGCTGAGATGGACAAGAAGGCGTGGCTCGAAGCGCAGACCAACGACATCGACAAGAGCGGCAAGGAAGCGTTCTGGTACGACGAACGTCTCAAGCCGCACTTCTCCGACGATCAGCGCAACGTGGCGCCGGGTCTCGTGTGGCGCGGCGACGCGAACATTATTCCGACGATGGTCAATCCGCTCGCAGGCAAGGGCGGCATGACCGGTCGTAAGTCCGGCATCTTCCCGCACGTGACTATCGCGATGGAGAGCGTGCCGTCGATGGAACATGAAGCGGTGAAGTTCCTCTACACGACCGGCACTGTCACGCTGCGCAACTACATCCAGCGCGACGCTGGCTTCAAGGCCGACTTCCATCACACGTACGGCGCGTTGCTCGTCGAAGTGTATGAGGGCAACTGGTGGTGTCGCCAAATCAACGCGGACTCGGAGGGCAACTTCCAAGACCTCGACGTGGTGGTGAAGAACGGCGAGCTTACGACCGGCAATCCAATCGACACACTCGTGACCGGCGACACGCACCGCGCCAACATCGACCCGACGGTCATGAAGGTGATCTGGGGCAAGGGCGGGATGCTCGATTATCTGCATCCGAAGCGTCAGGTGAAGCACGACATCTTCGATATGTATTCGCGCAACCATCACGACATCGACGATCCGCACCAGATGTTCCTGCGCCTCGTCAAGAAGCAGGACAACGTGCGCGGCGAAGTCGTCGAGGTCGCGGACTTCCTCGACTACACATCACGCGACTGGTGCGAAACCATCGTGGCGAATTCAAACCACGACAACGCATTGCTGACGTGGCTGAAGAACCGCAAGGCGATGAACGATCCGGTTAACTTCCAGTTCTGGAGCGAGTTGAACACCCGCGTCCTGAACTACACGCTGGTCAACAAGGACTTCCCGATCATTCTTCGCGAAGCCTATCTGGCCGTCACCGGCAGGACGAGCGTTCCGAGGAACATCAAGTTCCTTGCGCGTGACGAGAGCTACATCGTCTGCCCGGATAAGGGCGGCGGCATCGAAGTCGGTGCGCACGGCAATGACGGCGCCAACGGAGCGCGCGGCACGACCGCTGGCTTCACGAAGATCGGACGCCGCATCACCAAGGGCCACGATCATACCGCTGCGATCAAGCAGAACGTCCACAGCGTCGGCACGTGCCGCAAGCTGCGCACGGATACTGCCGACTACACGCACGGTCCTTCGTCATGGTCGCATTCGCAGGGCGTCATCTATCCGTCAGCGAAGCGCGCGATCATCACGATTTGGAAAGGCATGCCATGGGCGCCACGATAAAGCCAGAGAAGGTCATCCTTCCGCCGGACCGCATCGAGCGGGAGAAGATCGTTAACGCCGGGCAGAGCGCCCGCGAAGCCGGGATGCCGGGAAGTCTTAACCCATATCGGGACGAAGAACGCCGGAAAGCCTGGGACGAGGGCTTCAACAATTTGCTTGGGATAACCTCGACACCGTGATATACGATGGGGCAAATGCGGAGGAACGCAATGGCTACCCAGACGCCGAAGCCTGCAATCGCGTGGAGCACATTCCACATTGAAGGGCAAAACACGATTCCGATTTCAGCCAGCCGCAGTTCAGACGGCGGCGTCTATCTGCACCAAGGCCAAGACAACATATTCATTCCGGTCAATTCACTCGCGGCTTTCAAGCGTGCCGTCAAATCGCTTGAAGAAATAGTGGTGTCCTAATGCGTCTTTCAATCGAGCCTGCTGTCGGCGTCGAACTTGGCGATCTGGATCACATGGTCCGCGTGTTCCTCGGTTGGACGACGCGGCTTGAAGTCGGTCCGAACGATAGGGAGTTCACGAAGACCATCACCGTCGCGTGGCACATTCCGTCGCTTCACTACCTCACGGGATCGTACGCGCTGGAGAACATCGGCGACTGGCTGTGGTCAACGTACTTCGCTTGGGCCGACTATCGGATCACCATCCTCGGCTTCTCCATCAATCTGCAATGGGACTCGTGGCACTGATGCCGTACATCAAACGTCATGAACGCCTAGCCGAACCGCCTGCGAAAGCGCAGACGCCCGGCGAGTTAAATTATCACTTCACGATGATCGCGATCCGATACATCGAAGAGCAGGGCTTGAGCTATCAGACGATCAACGATGTGATCGGTGCGCTTGATGGAGCCAGCAAAGAATTCTATCGCAGGGTTGCCGTGCCCTACGAGAACAAGAAGATCAGAGAGAACGGCGATGTCTATCCGTGGCCACTTGTGGAGACCCTAAATGCCGAGTCCTAAGTCGATCTACCTCGCCGGTCCAATCACCGGCTTGAAGTACGAAGACGCCCGTTACGGTTGGCGCGGTGACTTCGCAAAGCGCATGGCCGAAGTGGCGCCTCACATCGAATGCTTCTCGCCGATGCGCGCGAAGGAATTCCTCGACGGCCAGCAATCGCTTCAGTGCAAGGGCGAAGACTTGGAGCGCATCGGTAACGCGCTATCTCGTCCGCTCGGCATCCTGACGCGCGACGCCAACGATGTTTCGAATCGCGATCTCGTGGTCGCCAACTTCCTCGGCGCCGAACGCGTGAGCATCGGCACCGTCTGGGAGATCGGTTTCGCCGCCGCTCAAATTCCGCGCAAGCCGCTGATCGTCATCATGGAGGCCGAGGGCAATTGCCACGACCACGTGTTCGTGACGCACACGGCGGGCTACCGCGTGGACAATCTGGAAGACGCCGTGCTGATCGCCGCGTCGATCCTCACACCGGGTATCTGATCGTGGACGAGCAAGAACGCACAGGCGTCGGCGCCGCCCTCCGCAGGCCCCACAAGGGTCCGGCCAACGCCGTGATCCGGGAGGCCAGCCCGGAGGAAGTTGACGCGGCGTTCAACGATACCTCCGGGGATCGTGGCCCGGCGCTGCCCGGCGCAAACAGCGTCAAGGGTCCGGGCGGCAAAGGCTCGACCGAGGGCATCCGAACCGGTACGCGGGAAGCAGGCGGCGGGCTCGACGTGCGGTCGGCCGAAAACCTCAGAATTCGCAAGCAGCGCGCAGCGGAGGCTCGCGCGGCGGCCCGCGCCGGTACTGCGGCACCCCCGGCAAAAGCGCCCGTCAGCGGGGCTCCTGTGAGCCCGCCGCTGGAGGACTGGGAAAGGGAGGCTTTTGCGGCCGAATTGCCGCAGGAAGAGCGCCCCACACCCCTTATCGAGATCGCCCGCGAGGCGGCCACTCCGACCCGGCCACCGGCAGGCGACGGCTTCGTCCCCGGCGATCAACTGGCCGTGGCCACCATGGACGCCCTGGCCCTCCTCGGCCGCATCCCGGAAGGCTTCGAGCTATTCGTGTCCGGCTCCGGGCTCGACCCGGCAGGCGTTCGCATGGTCATGGGGCTTGGCTTCCTGATCGGCAAAGGGTACGCCGTCTATCGCGGCGACAGCCACTATCGGATCACAGCGGCAGGCTTCGAAGCCTACAAGCGCGGAGAGCACGGACATGCATAGCGATCAACGCCGCATCCGCAATGTGGTACGGAACCGGGCGAAAATGATTGAGAAGCGCAATGCCTCGCGAGCTATCCAAAAGATCGCGAATGAGATCAAGTCGCCGGTTGTCGCCGATGGCGGCGGGCTCCGCAAGGACGATGGCAAGAACATGCTTGAACTCATTCCGCCGGAATGGATTTGGGGACTCGGCAACGTGCTCACGCAAGGCGCAGAGAAGTACGCCGTGCGCAACTGGGAGCGCGGCATGAAGTGGGGGAAGATGATCGGCTGCGGTCTGCGCCACGTCTTCAAGTTCGTCTGCGGCGAGCGTTATGACCGCGAGAGTGGTTGCCACCATCTGCTGCATGCGGCCTGGAATTTCCTCTCGCTTATGTCGTACGATCTTCGCGGCATTGGTGAGAATGATCTCCCGAACTTCCACGGCGCCCTTGGCATCAAGTTCATCGCCGACACGATGGACCCGGATCATCCGCGCACCAAGAAGCTGCGCAAGGAAGAGGAAAAGCGGGTGCGGGATTCGCATGCGCGTTATGAGGAGAAAGTGCAATGACATCACGTGCAGACGTTTACGCCGCGATCAACAGCGAGCGCGACTACCAGGAGATGCGCGTCAAGCGCGATCAGGGCAATCCGTTCCACTCGCTAGAAGAGTTCATCCTCTTCATGGACTTCTATCTGACGGAGACGAAGCGCGTCGCTTCAACGACGTGGGGACCGGAAGCCAAGCCTGCCACGCTGGAATTCGTTCGAAAGGTCGTCGCCCTCGGCGTCGCCGCGATGGAGCACCACGGCGCTCCGCAGCGCAAAGGCTTCGAACGTCCACGGGCGTACATCATGTACGAAGGCACAAGCGATGACTTGAGCCCACTCGGCAAGGACCGGCTTGGCAACGATTTCGGCACCGGCAGCATCACCGATCTTCCGCGCGAACGTGGCGCATACCGTCAGCAGGCTGCGGTCGAGGGCTCGCGAATTGCCACGCCTGAAGAGCGTGCGCAAATCGCTGGCAAGGTGGATCGCTATGCGTTCACCGATGACGGCTTTACCGGCGACAAGCCGTCAGACACATGACACTGATCGAGGTCATGCTCATTGTCGCGAAGCTCGCGAGCGGATTGGGTCTCACCACGTCCGTCACGGCGCCCGACCATGCGCAGTGCGAAGCTGCACGCCCGGCGATTGAAGCCGACGTGCGCCGCAAGAACCCCGACATCGTTTCCGTTCGAACCATCTGTCTAGGAATTGAACTATGAACTGGCTTCGTCGCATCTTCGCCGCGCTCACATTCGCGCTGCCGGACTTCCACTACGGCAAAGACGAGGCCAGTGGTGAAGGCCGTCCGATGGAGCCCATCGACGCAAGGCGCGTGCGCTACGCTCCGGGCGGCGCGCTCGAAGAGGTCCGCAAGAACTACGGCGTCACCATTGCCGGAGGCCCAGGCTCGCAGAAGATCGGCGACACGTTCGACGCGCTGCCGCAGGCCGAGAAGGATCGCATGATCGCCGCTCGCAAAGGTGTGATCCGTCAGCTTCGGCCGGACGAGAACAACGACCAGCACGAAGAGCCGTACGTGTGGCGCGACAGTGCCAACGCTCGCATCGCACGCGGGCTCGACAAGGTGATGAAAGCAAGGAAGAAGCTATGACCATCCATGACATCGCGACGTTTCTTTTCCAGCGCGACACTCTTGTCAATCTCGTGCTCGGCGCCGTGGGTTTTGCCACGCTGATCGTGCAGCACTATGAGATCAAGCATCTCAAGCGCGATCTGAAAGAGTCGCAGCGTCATGCATTGCATGCGCACAACTCGATTGCGTTCTGGCAGGGCATCGCCGACAACTTGAAGGCGCGGTACGAACAGGCCAACGCGCTTCTCATGGCCAGCGATCCGCTAAAGCTCGGCACCAAGCCGAACAGCGGCGACATCGCAAGATCGCGAGCCGCACGCAACGCGCCCAACGGTACTCTCAGCGACGCGGTGAAGGCTGCGCGCAAGGACGCTACCGGCAACGAAGAGCCACCAACACCAAAGCAGGGGTTCGCATGATCTTGCTCAACATCATTGGAGCTATCGGCTCCTTCCTATTCGCTGCGGCCTGCATCCCGATGGCGGCATCCACCGTCTATCAGGGTGATGCGGTCGTGAAGGATCGCGCCACGATCTGGATTTTCGTCTTCGCCACGCTCTTCTTCGGCGTCTACCTTGTCGGCAAGACCGGCATCAACATCCCCTCGCTCACGATCTTCGTCGAATGGGTGTGCTGGTTGATCGTCGCGAAGTACAGCTACTTCCCGGATTACGAGCGGCAGGCCGAGCTTGTGCTCGCGGCGTCGCCGAGCTTCTTTCAGAAGGGCGATCCTAACGCTCAGTTCTGCACGCGGCGTGGCCCGCACGAGGGTCCGTGCAATGGGCTGGAGCGTTCAAGCTGCCGCGTCCGCGATTAACCAGTTCTGAGATTGTTGCTTTGGATATACGGAAAAGCGTGTAAGTTCGGGGCATACGGAAAACCGCATAGGAGTGCCACATGGCCAAGTCAGGATTTGCAGCGGCAACGCTGAAGAGCTTCGTCAACCGCATCGTGCGTCTCGAAGAAGAGAAGCAGGCGCTCGCGGACGACATCAAGGAAGTCTACAACGAGGCGAAAGGTTCGGGCTTCGACACCCGTGTCATTCGCAAGCGCGTCATCCCGCTTATCAAGCAGGAGAGCGCCGACCGTGACGAGCAGGACGCGATGGAAGACCTCTACCGTTCGGCCGTCGGCATCGCACGCAAATGACTTCCGAGCAAGCCCTCGGTCTCGTCGTTATCGTTGCGATCTTCCTGATCGTCAACGCCGGTTACTTCTGGAGACGCCGGAAGTGACCATCCGCACGCCGTACTCGCTAGTCGTATCTGCCCTCGATCTGCTGCAAACGGATCGAGGCGACTACTTCGACGAGGCCCGCGAAGTGCGCAGTCTCATGCGTCGCAGCGGCGCCGATGTAGTCAACGCGGGCAAGGTCATCAAATACGAGGATGTTCGCACCGATACATTCCGGTGGCGCGTAGTCTTCGATTCCAGAGCATGGACCGGGCGATGACCACACGCGGACAGAAGCCCTATCGCGACGCCATCGAGCGCGTCTTAGCGGAGCACGGCATACGCAAGTTCCGCTATGAGATGGGCGGCAAGCACATGCGGTGCATCTTCACGCTGCCGGACGGCGTAGAGCACTACAGCACATTCCCGACCACGCCGAGCGATTATCGCGGCGCAAAGAACAAGGCATCTGAAGTACGGCACCAGCTTCGCAAGCTCGGTGTCATGCCATTGGAGAAACGCAAATGACGATCTGGCAATTCCTCAACGAGTTCAAACTTTCGGAGTTCTGGTGGACGTTCCTGTTCTTCACCGTGCTCTTCAAGTTTCTGTTCGGGAGCTTCAAGTGACGCCCGCACAAATCATCGACCTCCTCGCTACCCTGCATCGAATTGAGGACGGCGTGTGGTGGGCCTGCGTTTGGCTCTTCTGCATCCTGGCCTTCAAAGACTGCAAAGGTGGAAAATGAACGCCGCACTCGATCTCATTCGCAACAAGATCGTCCTACCGATCCTGACCGCGCCCTTTCAGCACAAGTGGCAAGTCCAGGGGCTCGGCATGTTGCGCACGTATCTCGATCCCAACACGCGGCTGCACATCTGGCACTCGAAGCTGAACTATTGCGAAGACTCCGGCTGGCATACGCATCCGTGGGACTTCTCGTCCTTCGTGGTCGCTGGCAAGATCACCAACAGCCGCTTCCTGAAGCGCGAAGATACGCCGTCCGGTGTCGCGCTCGGCTGGCAACCGTTCACGGAGCAGCACATCATCTGCGGCCCCGGCGGCTGCGCGATGTCGGAACCGAAGTCGGTCTATCTGTTCGAGAACTCACGTGAAGCGTACACAGCGGGCAACACGTACAGCCAGCGCGCCGACGAGATACACACGACCGGAACCATGGACGGCTCGATCACGATCATCACGCGCAAGACGGTCCACGAGGACGGCAGTGCAAACGTCTACTTCCCGCGCGGCAGCGAATGGTCTTCGGCCGAAGCGCGCGAAGCAACGGAAGACGAGATAATGCTAGGCGTGAACGTCGCGCTCAAACGACTCTCAGCGGAGGGACAGCTATGACACATCGCAACTTCATGATCGACTTGGAGACACTGAGCACCGACAACGATGCGGTGATCCTGTCCATCGGCGCCGTGGAGTTCACGTTGCCGAAGTTCGACGGTCCCGTCTTCAACGAGGGATCGCTCGGCGCGGAGTTCTACCAGAACGTCGATCCGCAGTCCTGCATTGATCGCGGCATGCGCGTCAACGCGAGCACTATCGAGTGGTGGCAGGATCAAGACCCCGCCGCGCAGCAGGCGTTGCGTGCGAACCGGGTGCATCTCTTCGAGGCGCTTCAGCGGCTCTACGTGTATCTGATCCCGGATGACATCGCCGACGACACTTGCACGGTCTGGGCGCACGGCGACGTGTTCGACATCGCGATCCTGAACAACGCATATCGTCTCGCTAATCTGAGGACACCGTGGAAATACAATGCGGTCCGCGATGCTCGCACGACCTACGATCTCACTGGCGTGTGGCCGAGCGACGAGCACAACGACGAGAACCACGTGGCGCACAACGCGCTGTCCGACGCCAAACGTCAGGCTCGTGCCGTGATCCAGGGTGTCCGTACCGTCGAGAAGCTGAAGTACGATCACTGCCTCCTGTTCCGCAAGAGCGTGGGCTACGAGGAACCGGCTGACGACATCATGCGGCACATCATCCACAACGAGCCCTCGCTTATCATCCCGCCGCCTCCGCCGAACCCGGCTAACGTGGTGGACTTCCCGCTGACGTTCCCCGATCATCCGGTGATCGACGACAAGGTGCGTACGTTCGAGGGCAACGAAACCGAAGTCCTGAACACGGACGGTTCCAGGATCGACGGCGCTTTCGGAGACGCACATGCGCCGGACTGCGATTGCATTAGTTGCAGGATACCCTTCTGATGTCGTTCCTGAAAGAATACCGGTTGGAATGCGATCATGTCGGATGTCGCACACGCATTCGCATAGAGGCGCGCGATGACGCGAATCTTGCCGACGTGCTGAAAGAGCGCGACTGGCAGGGCATCCCGGTCAACATTAGGTACGCAACCGGGATGGCCATTCTCGGTCGCCCAACCGAGCCCTACTATCGCACCGCGACCGTCGGCTTCAACCACTATTGCCCGATCCATCGTCGCGAACATATCGAAAGCATCGACTTCGTTCAGGAGACTACCTATGCAAGATGACGGCGAACACAACGCAAGAACCGATGCACGCGATCCCGTGCTCGCGAAGGATCAAGTCCGCACCGGCAAGACCATCATGAAGGCGCTGCCGGACAATCGCGGCGGAGACCAGCCGGAGCACGATGACTATCTGGCACGCGGCGGCGTTCCGTACGAGACCCTGCGGGCGCCGGACTGGCTGTACCCGTTGATCCTCGTCGGCAAGCTGCACGAAGAGGTCGAGGAGATTCGCGAGGCGATGAACGATCCCGACGAGTACGCGGATGTCATCATCGTGCTCGCGTCGCTGGCCAAGCTGAACGGCATCACGCCCGAACAGATTGACGCGTCCATGGAGCGCCGCGTCAGCATGAAGGGCCAGTTCACGCTCTGCAAAGTCATGCGGAGGCAGTTTTGATTCTCGCAGGCGAAGGCAATCCACAAGAGCCGGGTCTCTACGTCGCGTACGTCAACGACCTCGAACAACCACAGTTTCGCTACGCGAAGCGCATCTTCTTGTCGTGGTACGGCGGTAAGTGGTACTACCCCGGCAGCGATCAACCGCATCGCGGCGTCGTCTATCAGTGGATACAAGTGCCACCGCTGGAGCTTGAAGAATGACTGCTGAGATCGTCCCGTTGCTGCGCAAGACATTCCGTCGTGAGATACGGCTTATAGACAGCCACGACACGCTGCTGAACAACACGTCCAAAATCATTGAGCTTACGGACGCGCAGGGTAAGCACATCGAATCGCTGCGGCCAGGATCGACCTACATCACCGATAAGCCGGTGACAGTCTTTTTCGACGCCAGTCCATCGCTGACGTTCCGCTCGTACATCAATGAAGAGATGGCATTAGTAGAATCGCAGCCAGTGGCCGATAGTCTTTAGCAACCAGATTGCCGGGGGACTGACGACTGCGAAGAATGCAAGAGCTTCGACAGGCATAACACACCTTACGGTTTCTGCACGGCTTGCGCCGCGTCGGCTGCTGTATCCTTGGCATCTGCGACTTCGACCTTGGCCTTCTCGACCACGGCAACCGCATCGGTGAGCGCGTTCTTCGCGACGTGCTGGCCCATCTTCTTCCAGCCCTTGTTCTTGAGCGTGCGGCCGAGATGCGCGCGGAAGCGGATGACGAAGCCCTGCACCGTCTTCGATTCATAGATCGTCAGCGCGTACCACAGGATCGAGAAGATCAGCGCGATGGTGCCGAGGAACGACTGAAGGTTCCAGCCGCCGAGCAACGTCGAGAGCGAGAAGACGACGGTGCTTGTGGCAGCGGTATGTCCGACCGGGTTCACAATCTGATTGTTGACGACGTTGGAGATAAACCCGGTCATAGGAATGTGCCCTTGTTCTCAGTCGTGTTTGGGAACGAGGGTTGGCTCCGTAAGCTGGCAGAAGTTTGCCGGTGGAACTCCGTCGTTCTTGCCTTCGTAATAATCCAACAACCACGAGTCCTGACACAAACGAACTGCCACGGAACCGAGATCGTCAGTAAGTGAACGATACTCCGGCACGGTCAAAGTGACAAGCGGCGGCTTTCCCGCAACCGCAGGCTGAACCTCGACGTGGAATTTCTTCAGGTCAAGGACGGGCGGGCGAGGCAGAACCGGCCGTGCTGGCGGCTGCAATGGGACAATCGTCCCGTGACCCTCCGGCGGCGTGGTCGAGCAGGCACACAAGCTGATCGTTGAGAGCATTGAGAGAAACAGTAGCGGCAGCACTCTTTCCCGAACGAAGCAGAGCTTCGATTGCATTGAGTTTCGCATTGATATTCTCCTTGAGTTTGATCGCAAGCTTGTATGCGTCCGCCTGCGCCTGAACGTCGTGCTGATACTTCGCGAACGCTGCGGCCCAATTCTTGTTGGCCGTTTCGAGCGCGTCGATGTTCGCCTTATCGTCCGCGATGATCTGAGCCTGGGCGCCGTTGAGCTTTGTGAGATCGACGACAGCCGCAGCTTCATGCTGGCCGTACCAATAGAGGCCGCCGAGCGCGAGCGCAAGAACGACCACGAGGCCGATCTTGATGTACGTTCCAATTCCGAGGCCACCAACGGCCGAACCGAGGATTCCGAACATGACGTTCTCCTTACAGACTGTACTTGGTTGCACGGTTCACCCAACCCACCAGGAACTTCTTGTCCTGTGGATTGTTGGCCGCGAGAGATTTGTAGAAGGCGATGCGTTTGCCGACGATGGCGTCGTTGACTGCATTCGCGCCTTGCGCATTGAGCGCGACATTCAACGCTGCGAGCGTAGACGGGCCGAGCACGCCGTCATCGACTGCGCCAATCGCACGCTGCATGATCTTCACCGCGTTCGTCTCACCATCGCGGAGCCGGACGCCCATGTTCACTGCCATGTCGTAAAGCTGCATGACGATGTTGGCCACGTTCGGCACGAGGTTGAAGTGCGCGGGCATGTAGAAGTATTTGATGTACGCGTTTGCCGCCTGCTGCACGGTGATGTTACGGATGTCGTCCGCCGTCACGGCTCCGTCGTGATTGATGTCGAAGTATTCCGGGTGATCCGACGCGAAGCGGAAGCTGATGCCGTAGTTCGTGATGCCGCCCGAATCGTTCGGGTCATCGACGAGGCCGCCCTCGGACTTCAGAATCTCGGCTGTCATGGATGCAACCGACCAAGCGCCGGGCTGGATCGTGATCGGCAGCGGGATGTCTTTGTGCGTGATCGGGCTATCAAACGACGGCGGCTGAAGAACCGGCACAGTGACGTGCCCGGCCGAAACCGCAGTGACGCTCGGCTGCTTCTTGATGAAGGCATCGTTGATCTCTTCGACGATGGCCTGCGCGATGTCCTGGAAGATGTTGCTCATGACGCGGTGACTGCCGGAGTTTGGTTGCCACGGATAGCTGCGGCGGCCTGCGGGACACGCTCACCGAGCACGAGAGTTGCCAGCCACTTGATCGCGTCCATGCAATAGCCGGTCACGGTCTTGAGGAAGTCTAGCGTCTCCTGCGGGATCGAGTAGACCGTCTTCTGCCCGGTGTGAACCGCGACGCCGTACCAAACGACATAGCCGGTCACGCCGAGGAACGTCAGCGCGAACACGAAGAGCAACATGCGCTTCATGCTATAGCCGCCGTCCACATCCTGGAAGATTTCCGAGATGTACTTGCCGATGCCGTGCGGCACCTTTGCGGGCAGTGCGGGCGCGTCAGTCATTAGATGCTTCCGTCATCCTGGTGGACACCATGCGGCGCCGGATCGACCGGCTTTGCATCGCTATCGTTGCGCGTCGGACCCGCCTGAGTTTGACAGTCAATAACCGCAGCAGCGATACCAAGCTCTTTGTGCTTGGCATCAAGAATCTTATGCTCGACCGCGACGCCACGCTCACACGACACACCGGCCGGAAGAGGAATGATGACGGCAGTGGTGTGCCCGTTGACGAGCCACAGCCACACGATAACAGCGACAATAGGGTTCATTGGAACCTCCTCCAAATGAGCCCTCAGTTTACCCCGGCCCCGTAGGGCTGGCAAACCCCGCTGTTTACGGGCCAACAACCACGATATTGACGACCGGCGGATGCTGCACGCGCTGACCGGCCGACACGATGCCGATACCGCCGAAGGCCATGCCTGCGGAGCCCGCATGCGCGCCGGACGCTGCACCATTGATAGCGATACCAGCGAAGGGCATAACAGCCGTTCCGGTTTCCGTAGCCGATCCTGCGCCAAAGCGCGATTGAATGTAGACGAATTTGTCGCTGCTGCTCGCCTTCGTCCACACAGTTTGATTGGTGCCACCACCGGACGCGTGGAAATCGAACGCGAGCGAGAATGCACCGTACGTTGCCGAAGACGCGACCGAGTTCGTTTCATCGTACAGCGCACCGGTCTCCGACAAGTTCGTGCTGGTATTGTATTCAGACGCGAACGTCAACGTCATTTGGTTCGCACCCGACGTGGTATCGGATGTGGTGGTGACAGTGGACGCAGACGATTCAGAGCCGGACTTGTCGTTCAAGTGATCCGTGGCGAACACGCCGGTCATGCCACCAATCTCGGCGGTGATCGACGCCCAGAAGGCAGTGCCAGCCGTGGCGATGGCCGCGAGGATGTCCGTGTCGCCGCTCACATCGCGGTCGAGGCCGAACATCTGGTGATGGGCGCCCTGCGTGACGGACAGATAGGTGCTCCAGCTTCCGCCAATTGTGGGATCGGCCGCGCTGCCGTCCTGCCACGAGAGCGCAGTCACAAGGCTGTGGCCGCTCAACGGCGCTCCGCCGAACTGCACAGTGCCAGGGAAGCCAGCCGAGGCAGACTGCTTCGAACGATAGCGCACGAGGTACGGCTTCGTCGGTGCGGCTCCGGCTCCGTTCAGAATGATCGTCACCATACCGGTCGGGTTGCCGCCAGCTTGGAACGAGTTCGTCGCGGAGATGTCAGTGTCGGCCGAAGACACGGCTTGATGTCCGAACCCGAACGAACCGTAGTTGCCTGAATTGTTCGTGTTCACATCGGCGGTCCACGCCGCATCGAGAGTCGCGTTGGCCGAAGCGTTGTACTTTCCGAATGCGATCAGCGCGAGGCAGTTCGCGGTACGCGTGGTGTCCTTCGGAATAGCCATGGACGAGACACCCGCGCTGCTATGCTTGTAGCGCGAGCTTTGATAGTCGTTGGCGATGCTGCCGTTGACGCCGGTAATCTCAACAACCGTCCACGCATGGAATGCCGAGCCCGCCGTGCAGAACGCAGGCAACGTGGAAGTGTCGCCGCCTTGCACGTAGCGATACAGGATCGTGATGACTTGGTTGGTGTCGAGATCGCTGACAGAACGCTCCAGCGGTTTCCAGCTTGGAGAGTTAATAGTCAATGTCGTGGGCGAAACACCGGCACCCGTGAAGATCGCAGCGATCAGCAAATTGCCAGCCGTCGGCGTTTGGCCGAGCGTCTTACTGGTCGTGAGACCGGTTCCGCTGCCGCTGCCGCTGGCTGTTGATGCTCCGACGATTGAAGGACCGGTCACGACGTTTAAGCCTTCTTAGGCTTTTCGATTGCCATGCCCTGCTTCCATCCGTGAATGCGCACATGGTTCGTCCCATCGACCGGCACAAGAGTGTGACCGTTGTCGGCGAGATACGCGATGATGTGCTTACGGACTTCAGGATGGCAGTCGTGGTCGAACGGAACCGTTCCGTCCTTGCGCACAACGATGCCAACAAGATGTGTCTGGGGGTCTGCCATGGTTCTCTCCTCGCTTATGAAACGCCGTCGCCGCAAGGCAACGTGATTTTGAATGACGAGATCGACACCGTGTCGCCCGCCGTGATGGTCGTGGTGTTCAAGTTCAAGTCAGCACCCGACGTACCGACGTTGCCCTGGAAGATCACAGTGCCCGCACCGTTCTTGATGCGGAAGTGAGCGGCCGTGATCGAAGCCGCAGCATTGGTATCCGACGTGATCGCGTTCGCCGTGGCCGTGATAAGTCCGTCCGACGTGCCGCTGGTAGAGGCCGGGAACGCAGTGGCCGACATCGGCAGCGTCGCACCAAGCGTACCGGCATCGGCCGTCAGCGTGGTCGCTTCCTGCGCGCCGGAGCGAATGAACAAGCTGCCGGTGCCACCCGTGTTGACGAGGGCCGTGGCAGCGTCGAGCGCGGCTTTCGTCGCGACGACAGACATGACGGGCTTGGTGGTCATTGGATGGTCCTCTTATTTCGTGAACTTGAAGTTCAGTCCGACATCCGCAAGATTCGTATCCTGCGGGCTCGGAGCAATGATGTTGAAAATGTCACCCGCCGCGAACGACACGTCGGAACCAAACGTCGGGGTGAAGACGCCACCGGTCGAGATCGCAATCGTGCCGATGCTCGATCCGTTCTTCTTCAGCGTGTACGTCGCGGTCGATGCCGGGTTCGTGCCGACGCTGAAGTTCGAGCCGGTCAACCCGCTCTTCAGAGTCAGAGCTTGATTCATCGGATAGTTGATGGTCTGCCCGTTCAGCGGCAATCCGCTGTAGACGAATCCGATGTCCACTTCCTGGCCGGGTGCCGAGAAGATCACGGACGTGAGGTTGTTCGTCGTGCCGTCCGTTTGGAACAGCGCGATGCTGCCGGTGGCCAGTGTCAGAGTGGTCGAGCCGACCGCGATAGACAGCGTGGCCGATCCGGTATTGTTGACGAAGAACAGCGCGCGCTTCGTCGCCGGAATCGTCAGCGTGCGCGAGACGGAATTGTTCGTGGTCTTGAACCCGGCGTATCCTGTGAACTCGGCGGCCGACAGCGTGTGACCGGCAGAAGTCATGTCGATGTCCAACCAGTCCGCAACCACGGCCGACAACTGCTGCGTCGCCGCGTTGATCGTGACTTCCTTTTGCGTCTGGGACGCGGCCACCGTAGGCAGGGAGAGATTGTCCGTCATCACATCACCGTCAGAGTTTGTTTCTTACCCAAGCCCGCTCCAATGATGGTGCTGACTTGTCGAATGTTCACGATCAAACTTGTCGGCGTGCCACCAAATCCGTCCGCCGTAATCATTGCCGCCGTATAGAGGAACCCAGGATTAGGCTCCGGGGAAGTAGGATAGCTCACACCCACGCTACGGACAATGGCGGTGCCCCCGGCGTTGTAAATATCCACTTGATAAGCCTCGCTTTGCTCGGAAAGCGGCACGTCCCCGGTGAGGTCGCGCAACTCGCCACCAACACGCGTGCGGCGGACCCAGTGCAATTGAATGTCGGAGCCGGACAGCGTGGCCGTCTGCTGCGCAGGCTGATAGGGCTGCAACGCACGGCCGGTATCGGTGAAGTCTTTGACCGGCGCGTCTTCCGTCAGCGTGCCTTGCGTAGTCGCGCGGAAGTGGCGAACCACATTGAGATCGGACAGAGCCATCTTGATCGACGACAGCGTGGTCGTGGTGCAGAGAATGAAGACATCGCCGACCGCATGCGAACCGGTGTAGACATCGGTGCCGCGACGGCCACGCAGCAACCCGGACAGCGTGTAGCTGCCGTCCATGTTCGCCGTAACGGTCATCCACTGGATGATCTCGATCTCACCGGTCACGGTATTGTAGAGCACCGCGACGTTCGCACCGTTGCAGACTTCGAGCAGCGTTGCGTTGGCCAAGCTGGCGCCGCCGTTGTTCGACATATTGACGGTGAGCGTATTGGTATTGTCCACGATCCACGGATTGGCCACGTCGCCGAGCGCATTGACTGCGACACCGAAGATCGCAGCATTCGCCGTCTGGATAACCGGTTCGTCGGTCCATGTGAGTTCGTCCGGGGACTCGGCGATGAATGCGCCAGCCCACGGCGTCGAGTAACCGGCCGCAGTGTCGTACAGAATCGTGAAGCTTTGACCGGTGTCGTCCGTGTCGCGCAACAGCGGGATGTCGAGCAGGAAGAGACGCGTCGCGGCCGAAGGACCAAGGGTCTGCTGGATGAAGCCATCGCCGCCGCTCGCGGTCGCAGTGGACGCGTACGTCTGGGTGCTCTGCGAGAGAGCTTCCCACTGCATCGAATAGTCGGCACCGATGTTCACGGTGGACATGCGCACGATGTTCGACGAGTCATCGGTGAGGAACAGCGTCAGCACGTCGGTCGGATCGTAAATGAGATACTGCCACGGCAGAGTGACCTTGTACGACACGCGCTCGATCCAGGACGTGAAGAGCAGCTTCTCGGCCAACTGCTTCATGAAGCCCGGCTCTTGCACCAGCGGCAAGTTCTCTGTGTGCGCAGCCTTGGAGAACATCGTCGGATACGGGAACGCCGGACGACGCGCATACTGCGTCGCCTGCTGATAGTTGTGATTCGGGTCGAGGAAGTTGATCTCGATCTGGTTCGGCAAATCGACTTCCTGCAAGCGCGTCTCGTTGACGATCATATTGAGCTTTTTGTCGAGGTACGCAAGATCGGTGGACGGGATCGTCGCGATGCTCGCGCCGCCGCGCTTGACGAACTTCAAGATGTAATCGCTTTCCACGCCGTCGAAAAGATATGCGAGCGCAAGCGGCAAGATGCCGTCCTTCGCGTTCATCTGCGAGTCGAGGATATACCCCGGCACATCATCGGTGAGCGTAGACACGTCAATGTCGGCATCGACATAGCCGACCGCGTGGCAAATGTCGGCCACGATCTTCATAAGCTCCGTGCCATTGGCCGCTTGATTGGTGACAATGACGCCCCAGTTGCTCACCAGCGGAACCGGCGTGATCTGATTGTCGTCACCGAAGAACAGGATGGCGCCGTACGGATCGGCCCACGCTTGCGTGCCCGCCGAGAGGTTGCCGACCCAAAGGTTCTTAACCGACGTGCCGTCTTGCGTGGTGAAAGTCCAGACATTGTGATGGTTGTCGATCACCGAATACGTTCCGGTCGTGACGATGGACTGGTACGACGAGAAGACAGTCTGGGGAAGGTTCTCGCTGCTACCCGGCGTATTTTCATAACCGGACTTCCACATCACTGCGGCAGTCAATGTGTTGACTTTGACGAGATATTGTTTGGGACCGGTGACGCTGTTGTTCGCTTTGACGAAGAACATGATGTTGCCGTCCGTCGCATCGAACTGAACACCCGACACGTTATCCCATGTTGTCCACGACGGGTCGATGTCGGACGGCGCCACGCTGCCGACCAACGATGGAACAATCGTTGTCAGACTTAGGCTGGCCGGGATGTGATAAATCTTGAGCGAGTTCGTGGACGGGAACGCCGGAGTAGCAACGGCCCAGATGTCGGCTTCACCGCTACTGACTTGGTTGCCGCCGCAGACGCGGAAGTCATCCTCGGCATACGTGCCCGTGCCGATAGCATCCATGCCGTCGAGCGTGAGCAGCGTGAGGTCATGAAAGACCGTGCCGGGAACGAACATACAGTTCGTGTTGCCGAGGACGAGCGGAACCACACCATGCGCGAACGTGGTCGTGCCGTGGATCGGCGTGAACGGGTTTGGTGTACCAATGTGCCCGATAGCGAGCAACGTGTCCGGGTCAATCTTCACCCACGAACCGTAGTTGCCACCGCCGCCCCAAATCCACAGGAAGCCGTCATCGGCGACAATCGGACCTTCGTTGGCCAGCGCGCCGTTCAGGCCAAGGCCCAACGGATCGAGCGGCGCAAACGTGCGCGCCCACGACGAGGCCATCACTTGGTTGCCGGTCTTGAGGTCCATCGCGTAGATGCCGGTCGTGGTCGAGCCGGAACCGCCGAGCGACATGAAGTAGACGCGCTGACGGAACGTATCAATCGCGAAAGCGAAGTCGTCCGGTGTGCCGCCGAGCGATCCATCGAAGTTGAACTTGAACGCGTTCTGCGTCAGCGGCGCATCGGTGCCAGGACCGGCGACTTGGAACGTCCAGTTCGGAACGCGATTGCCGTACGGGTCGATGTTCACATCGTCGAACACGATGTAAGCCATGCCGCGATTGGCGGTCGCATTGGACGCGCCAACGAGAGTTTCGTACGCCGGGTCCGGCATCTGATCCTGCGTGCCGAGGTAGACGCGGAAGTGACCGAGCTTGTTGTACGCCGATGTGATGCCGCCGTTGACCACGGCCGAGCCGGTGCCGTGATGGCCACCACCCTTGCCGCCGCCACCGGAGCCGGGGATGCTCTTGCTGATGCCGGACTCGCCGGTCGCGTCATAGACCAATTTTGTGTCGGCCCAAATCTTCAGAACATTTTTGATCGGACCGGTCTGTTCGGTCGCGCACAATCCAACGGCGCCGGTCCACGAGTACGTGTACGTCGCGGGTCCGCCCTTACCACCGCCGTGATGCGCGTGCTGCTTGAGGACGTACGTCCAGATGATGTTTCCGCCGATGCGCGCGGTGCCCCACAGCCATTGAATGGCCGCACCGTACGTCGAGCCGGTGACGTGCAAGTCCTTCAGCTTCGGGCCGCCCTTCGAGCCGCCGCTGAAGATCATCGAGCCGAGAATCGAGCCTGCCAAAAAGCCAAGCTGCGGCATCCCGAAAAGCGAGCCGACGATCCCTCCAGCAACGGCAACAAGCAAAGCCATTAGACGACTCCAGGCACTCGAAACGCGGTGACAACAACCGGCATCCACAAATTCTTGTCGAGGCGTTCCTCGACCACCTTCTTGCGCAGAAGGTACGAATGGATGAAGCGCGGGCTGTCACCCACTTCGGTAACAATACCACAGTGACAGGGATACACGCTCTGACGGAAGATCAGCACGTCTCCGACCTTGAGATCGGTGATCGGCACTTCGATCAGATGCGCTCGGAAGTATCCGATGAACTGGCCCCACTGCGCCGTGCGCGGATACGGCGGCGGCTCGTAATGGTTGATGTCCAACTGGCGCAGCGTCCACAGCAGCAGGCCAACGCAGTCCACGCCGATAGGAACGACGCGGCCCTGGTGATGCCATGGCGTGCCAAGAGCTTCGCGGGCCTTCGCCACGAACTCGGCTGCGGTGACGGTCTTGTTGGGTTCGCCCATTAGCCGCTCCCGATGTCAGGATAGATGAACGCCTGATCGTTGCCCGGAAGATCGGGCTCGGCGCGCATGTTCAAAATGTTGTTGAAGACATTCTTGCACGTGTCGCGCGTCTTATCGCAACCGGGGATGACTTGGAACGTATCGCCGACCGTGATCGGGTATCCGGCCGGAACGTAGAACTCGAACGTGTTAGCCGTGTGGTTCCACGTCTTGACCTCGACAGCCTTGCCGGTGTTCTGACCGGTGAGGTATTGCAGCGCGCCGTACTTGAACCAAGCATCGCTCGCGGTGTAGATGCCGCTCAACGTATCGAGCACGACAGTGATGTGCGTCTGATCGGTGACGACCGACACATGACCAAGCGTGACGTAGTTCGTCTTATCGAGCGCGCAGCGGCTATCGAACAAGTCGGCACGGCACACCGGGCCATACAGTTCGACGATCTGCTGCTGGAGCAACTGCGTCATGCCTCGAAGCTCGACGGTGAACCATCCCTGCGGAGACGAGATGCATTCGCCGAGCTTGCCACGACGCATCTTGAGCGGACCCTGAGACGTGTCCTGCCAGTTCACAACGAAGATGAAGATGTCGGCATAGTCGAAGGCGCCAGCACGAAGATCGAAGAGCGTGATCGAGTCATCATCGAACACGCCCTGAATGTCTTGGTTGTCCACCGAGAGATCGGACTTGTTCTCGATGGCCGAATTCGAGAAGCCAGCGGACGAGATGTACGTGTCACCGTCCACGATCAGCGGCGCGTCATGCGACGTGAAGAAGAACTGCGTTCCGTCCATGCGGACGATCTTCCAGCAACGCGCGATGGTGGTGACTTCCTGATTGATGTGCGTGTTCAGGTCCGTGGAGATAACTTTGACCATCGTCTTACTCCTTGAGTTCGATGATGGCGATGCTCGGCAACTCCATGGCGTCAACCCAAGTGACTTTCATCTTGAACAAGTCGCTGTCGAAGCGAACCGGCACATCGTACTCCAACGAGACCGATGCGGTGTGCGTGTCATGCGTGGCCACAAACGTGATGATGCCGGTCGTGTAGTCCACAGTGTAGTCGGTCGTCTCGGTCTTCAGAATGTTGTCGATGTAGACCTTGAGCGTTCCTTGCACCGGGCGCGTGATCTTTCGGATCATGCTGTAAGACCCAATTGTGTAGGTCTTGTAAATCTGGAAAATTTTGTTACCGGAAACGAACGTACCGATTGGCTGAGACGACGCGGCAACATAGTCCACCGGATCACCGATGGTGTAGTCGGTCCAGTCCTTGAAGCGGAACCCGATAGCGCGGCCGAACGTGTTATAGAACATATCGCGCACCGACTGGAAGTCGGCCGCCGTCTGAATGCCGAAACTGATGTCCCACTCCTGACGCGGGAACTGCCATTCGATGTTGCGCTTCTCCTGACCGCCGGACAAAGCCATGACCGTCGTCAAGAACGACGGACCACCGGTCGCGCCTTGCTCAACGTCCACGTTCAAGTGCGTGTCGATGAATGTCGGAATGGTCATTAGTGTCCGTTCCTACGAACCGAGCGGCTTGTGATCTGCGCCAACCCAGTCGCGATTTGTGACTTCGATTTCTTGAAGCTGTCGTAATCCGTGACACCGTGCAAGTGCAGATGTAGGCCACCCATGTCGGTGCCGCTCGCCTGCGCACGTTGCGCTCGGCGTTGCTGCTCCGGCGTCTGCACGGTGACGCGCTCGTCCGGCGATGCGCGGAAAGCGATAAGCTGGCTGTCCGCTCCGCCGACGCCGCCGACTTGGAAGTCCGCACCGTCCTTGAAACCGAGGAAGCTACCGATGTCACTGAACATCGAAAGGATGCCGCTCGATGCGGTGCCCGCACCGCCGCCGCCGTTGAAGAGGTTCGAGATAAAGCCGCCCTTGTCGAACAGGCTGGAGAGCCCGCCGCCGGAGAACAGTCCACCGCCGCCTGAGCCACCACTGAGACCGGGAATACCGGGAAGGCCGCCCATCGTCACCCACATCGGGTTCATCGCGGACGAGCCCAGGCCGCCACCGGCCGCGCCGCTGAACATGCTGCCGAAGATGTTGCTGAGAAATCCACCGCCACCAGCAGGGCTACCGGGCAGGCCGCCGCCCTGTCCAGGCGCGAGACCGAGGAAACTCATTAGCGGCTGCATGATCGCCGTCTTGATGATAAGGCTGTCCATGTCCTTCAGGATCGACGTTGCCATCGAACGGAAGTCGATCTTGCCAGTTGTCGCGAAGTTCACGAGCGCATCGTTCAGTCCGTTGAACGCATCGGTCATAACCTTCGCCGCGTCGCCGGACACGTCGAACATCGTCTTCTGCACATCGAGCAAGCCGCGCTGGAAGCCGGACATCGCATCGGTCTTCGTCGAGAGATATGCCTGCTGGATGTCCATGACGGACTTCACGTAGGCTTCGTTCGAGATCGTGCCGTCGTGGATAAGCTGGTTCAACTGGCTGAGTTGAATGTTGTACGTGTCGAGGTTGCCCTCTTGGTTCGTCTTCAGCGCCTTGGTCGTGATGTCTTCCGCGATCTTCGCAGGCGTGTCCTTGTTCTCGTTGAACTTGATGATCGCGATCTGGCGACCGGCATCGGCCGTCTTCAGCAGCGACAGATTGTAAAGCTCGTTCGCGACCGTGACCTTGCGGATGTACTCGGCGGCCTGATCGGCGCTGACGGCGTGATGCTGCAACGCCAACGTCGCGAGATCGGTTGCGTTCTTGAGGTCGATGTCCGTGTTCTTCAAGCCCATGAGCGAACGGAGGAGCGCCTGATTGTAGCCCTCCGATTCGTGCGTGACCTTGTTGTAATCGTTGAAGCCCGCCTTCGCGAAAGCCAATGCGACTTGCGTCTCCGTCAGAACCGGCGCGATGGTGTGACCCTTGGCGTCCTTAGTCGCGGTCGTGAGGTCGATGATCTTCGTCTTGATCTTGTCGATGTCGTCCTGGAACTTCACAGCCGGACCGGCGAACTGCGATAGCATGTTCTGAAGTTCTTGGATCGCATCGCGCGCCTTCCTCGCGGCATTGGCCGTTCCGGTCAGTCCATTGGCGTCTTCGCCACCCGGCGGCTTCACGAACTCAGGCGCTCCGGCTTCCTTCTTGGCACCGAAGTTTTTCTCCATGAAGGCATACGTGCTGACCAAATTCTTTTTGAAGTCGTCCTGCAACTTACCGGAATACGGATTGTTCATCGGGCCGAAATCAACCGAGCCGATCTGTCCCAACTGCAAACCCTTCGGCAAGATCGAGTTCAGCTTCGTGCTCAGGAAGTTGATGCCTTCGATGATCTTGTTGACGACGAACTGGAACGCAGAGATGACGCCTTCGCCGATGACGAAGAACGTGTTCATAACAACCGTCCCCATGTTGCCGAACAAAGTCTCGATGATAGCGATGGTGATCGAGAGCGTGCGAATGATAAGCTCGGTCCAGCCACCCATCGACTGCGCGGCTTTGGCAAGCTGCGGACCGAAGACCGCCGCGAGCACTGCGCCGAACAGAAGCAGAGGCAGCACAAGGAGACCAGCCTCCGACGTGACGAGCAGGAAGAACTTTTGCAGAAGCGAGATCGCTGTCGAGATGCCGTACCACGTCGCGAATGCAGCGCCGACCGTCAGGACCAGGAGCGCGATAGTCGGCAGATTGTTGGCCAGGAACTCAACGAAGTTCACGAGCGGAGTGAACGCACCGCTATTCGACAGCGAATTCAGAAACAGAATCCACTTCGTATAGAAGTCGGTGAACGCTTGCGAGAGCGTGGTCGGCAACTGCGCGACCTTCTTGTTCGTGTCGGCGGTGCCCTCGATGTTCGCGTTCAACACGTCCGCACCACGGAAGGCGCCCTTGTGCTTCATCGCAGTTTCGTAAATGTCAGGGAGCAATCCCTTCGCGCGGATGTCATCCAATTCCTTGTTGACAGTCTTCGCGTCAATTCCGGTCGCGTGGATGTGCTTCGCCAACAGCAACGCTTCGGCTTGGTCCTGCAAAATGACCGCGCGGAACTGACGGCCTTGCACGACTCCGAGCGAGAAGATTTCCTTCAAGTCCTTCGTGACGTTCGAGATGGTCGCCGGATCAGACCCGTTCAAGCGGAACGTATTGAAGATGGTCTGCACCGCTTGGCCGATCTCCTGAGCACCGAGCTTGGCCGACGCGCTGGATCGAGCGATTTGCACGCCGAGGCCGATCACCGATTCGACAGGCGCGTGGACTGCGGTCGCGATATTGGCAAACATAGCGAACGCCTTCGGCACGTCAGCCGCCGTGCGCGCGATCTGCGTCAACTGATTGTTCATTCCCTGCGCCGCGCTAATGCCAGCCGCGATTCCTTCGAAGACGCGCAAGAACGACAACGCGACGAGAGTTTTGCGCATGAACGCAAGAGACTCGTTCATCGCGTTCAAGCTCGACGTGGCCGTACGCGCGTTCGCACCGATAGCGTTGATCTCGCTGGCGGCTGCACCCGCACCGGTAGTGCGGATAATAAGTTCGAGTGTTTCGGAAACCATTACAGGGTCTCCTTCAGGCGCCACGTGCCGACGATGGACTTACGCGCAATCTGAAGCGCGCGCTCGAAGAAGCCCGCAGAAGTTTGTGCGGACCAGCCCTCGTTCAGCCGTTCGATGTGCGGAGTGTTGTTCGTGATGTAGATCGCGTCATGCTCGTACGAGTCGAATTCACGCGCAACGACATTGTGCTGAAAGCGAACGGCATCGAGATTGGCCGTCTCCTGCTTGCGGCCCATAGCCTGCTCGATCTTGACGCCCGGCGCTCCGGCCGGGATGTGCGTGCCTCCAGCCGTGCGGAAGGCTCCGGGGCGACCGGAACGGTTCACGTGGGCTCCTGAGAATCGCAGCACAGCCATTACGGGCTCCCCGCGTTGAACGAGCCGGGGCGGAAGCCACGAGCGGTCACACGACGGCCAGGGATGCGCACCACAGCCGTCTTGACCATGGAGTGATGACTGTCGCGGTAGGACGGGTAAGGCACGTAGGCGGGCAGCAGACCGGGAAAGGGGGCATCAATGGTCATGACCCAGTTCGAGCGGGCGACGCCGGTATCGACCGGGGTCTCTTCGGCGAGGTAACTACCGCCAGCCAGCGCAGCCTTTTGGACCACGAGCGAGATCGCGCGTTGCATGCGCTTCACGTTCTCGTCGATCACTTCCGGCGTATCTTCGAAAAGGTGGATGCCCATGGGCCGTATCCTTAGTCCATTGTTGGCTTTTTCCGGCCTGCGTCGGCCTGGGCTGCTCGGAATTTAAGATACGCGGCATCCATGAAACTGACAAGAACCCACAAATCCTCGAACTCCTCGGAATCGAGTTCAAGGGCTTGGGCGTACTGGTAGGCCGAATGCCACGGAATACGGCCCTCCCCCATGCCAATCGGGCGGCAGGAAGACAGCGCGAGGAACGCGTTGAAGTAGAACCCAAGGCCCGGCAACAGTCGCGGGGCGCCTGCGATCTTCGACGGCACGGGCTTGCGTTCGGCCCGTGCGCGTCGGATCAGGGTCTCTTCAAGCGGTCCTTGCTCCAACTCATAGAGCAGGACCGATGTTAGTTTTTTGCGGCGACAGCGAGCGTCGAGGCGCGGAAGTTCGCGTAGCTCTGTGCTTCCGTGCGAAGACGCGAGTAGAGGTCCGGCAAGTCGGCGAACAGCTTCACAGCCGCGTCCGAACTGAAGGCCACCGGCATATCATCGGCACCGGGAATCTCGTGCTCATGCACAGTGCCGTCTTCGTCGGTCCACTTCCAATCGACGAGAATGGTGTCGATGAAGACCTTGCGCAGAATCGGATCGAGCGCCGCATCGTCGATGACGCCCAACTGAATTTCGCGCATGTACGGCTTCATTGCCGCCGTCATGGCTTTCTGAAACTTCGTGTTGGCGCCACCCATGCGCGCCAGCTTGAAGCTCGCGCCAGAGTCGTCGATCCAGACGCCGTTCAATTCGGCGGCTTTGTCAGTCTGATAGTTGTCGTACAGCTTGCTCATTGCATTCACTCCGCGTTACAGCACCGACCCTCGATGCTTTTGAGAAACCGACCCGCGATGCTTAGACAGGCATCGCGAGGTCCGGCAGATAGTCAAAGAACTCCATCAACATCGTGTGATCGAAGTTGCGGTCCGCGCCCATGGTCATGTTGATCGGCAACATGATCGGCTCGTTGATCTTCACGTCCAAGCCCTTCGTGTTCAGCGTGAGCAACGGCAAGTCAAACAGGATGCCCTGGTTGTTCTTGGCCATCGCAAAGTCGATGGACACATCGGCGTTCGTGCGCACGGCCTGCACCGAGGCAACTTGGTCGAAGTAAGCCTGCACCGAGCCCGAACCCTCGAAGAAGCCGAAGGTGATCTCGAACGGGCCAAGCTTGCCAATCGCCTTGTTGGCCTTGTCGTTGTTCTTGACCGAGAACTTCAATTCGGTCACTTCCGCGAACAGCGAGGTCGGGGCCGAGTCAGTGTCACTCAGGACCGACATCTTCGCGCGGACAACGTGCGAGGTCGTATTGAACGCGTCTTCCGAAACGATGGTCGGAGCCGTGGCGCCAATCGCTTCCGACAGGATGGTGCCGGTCGTGTCGATGGTCGTGTAGTCCGTTCCGAGGAACGTCATGTCGAGCGTGACCTTTTCGGCCGTCGTCATGTTGAACGTGATCTCGTTCGGGACCGCGCCCATGATGTATTCGGCTTGCGGCTTCGTGGGGTTGTCGCTGTCGGGATTGCCGAGCGTGCGCTCCATGGTGTACGTGCGGCGCTTCTGAATGGCGGGCGTCGCTTCGTTGCGAAGCACCTTGCCGAAGAAGAACTGCACAGTCTTGCCAGCGCCGTTATCCGTGACCATCTCGCTCGAAGTCTTATCGAACGTCAGGCGATGCGTGACGATGGAGCGGATACGCGCCCAACCGTTGTTCGCAGCAGTCGCGAACGCGCTGTTGGTAACGTCGCCGCCGATCCAAATCCACTGACCGGCAATGAGCGGCAGCGTGGTGAAGTCGAGAACCGTCGCGTCCATGTGCGGGAAGTTCACGCTGTCATTGGTGATCGTGAGATCGCCGGACGCGCCCTGACGGCCAACTTGCTCCAAGCGAGCAGCGGAAGTCGGGGTCTCGTCCACGACATTCGTGTCCGTGACAACAATGGTCGTCGCAGTCGCGTCCGAACCACCGGCAAGAGTCGTGGTCGTCCAGGCCGCATTCGATGCGGTCTCGGTCGTGCCAACGCTATTCTCGGAAGCACCGGCAACGCGCGCCGTCACAGTGATGGTGTGCGTGGCATCGTCCGTCGCGGAAACGTACGGGTTCTGAGCCGGGACGCTATAGTCCGTTCCGGGGACGCCGCCAGATGCGTTGATCGCGTTATGGAGGTTCAACATCGACGCGGCTTCTGAACCGCCGACAAGAACTTCGTACGCGACGGCAACCGAGGCGCGGAAGGTGTACGTGAACCCGCCTATTGTGACGGTCTCACCGGCCGCATAGTTGGCCGAGGACACAAGCGTGTTGGTGGCCGCGACGGCAGCGGAACCGCCTGACGTGGATGTCACAACCTTCAGGCCGTTGTTCTGCGAATTGGCGAACTTACTTGCGGAGAGCAAATCGTTGGCAGCGAGCGAACCGAACACATTGTTGTTCGTGACGGTGTACTCGTGCGAAGAATGCACGACCGATGCGATGGGCGTGGTGTTGTTGTTGAACGACTGGGAATCTTCCGGCTCGCGAAGGTTCGCGACGAAGAAGCCCTGGAGCAAACGAGTGAGACCATCCTGCGTCAAGTCGTTGGAGAAACCGGCGGCCGGGTCGAGGTCAGTCAACACACCCTTGCGCAACTGACGCGAAGGGTTGATCGGCATGCGGGCGACAGTCTTGGTGTTCGCACCAAAATCGTTGTACGTGTTCGGCTCAAGAGGATACCAAATTTGGCTGGAGGCGACGGGCAGAACTCCGATGGTGGTCTCTTCCGCATAACGGAGGCCGGTGACGTTCGAGTCCAATTTCTTGACGAGGTTGGTCATGCCAGTCTCCTAATTACCGAATACGGTCGTACTCGAAATCCACATTCACGTTCACGAGGAACCAAGTACCGTCGTGGCCGAATTCAACGGGAGTGACATTTCGAAAGATCACCCCATCTGTGCCGCCGACGTTCTGGCCCTCAAAGATAGCCTGCACATTGTTGACCATGGTGTCTGAATCTGTCAACCCGCCACCGGTCGGCGAGCGGACTTCGATGGTCAGGGTGCCTTTGTCTCGGAAACGGCGGTTTCCGGGGGTGTTGATGGTCGCCTGAAAGCCAACCTTATGCTTCCACATGAAGCGGACCCACGACTCGCTGTCCTTGGGGGTCGGCGCGTTGGTGTCCTGCCAAGCGATGAACGGCGCCGGAGGAGTGGACGTGTAAGCCGCTGTCCAGGCATCGTTGAAGTGCTTCTGAACTGCGTCGCGCATCGCGCCGATATTTTGGAAGGGCATCTTAGTGCTCCAGTTCTGCGGTGTAGAGCACGCGCAACGAACCCGGATTGATGATCTTCACACCATGGACGTGCCACGTGTAACCTTCATCGTCGATCATCGTGTCGATCAAGACGAGATCAGCAGCCGCGAACGGATTGCCGTTGCCGAACGTCGATGCCGCGATGTACGCGGTGGCGTCACCACGACGCATCGCTTCCTTGTCGTCGATCTCGTCGTTCGGGATCACAACGGCAAAGGCCACGATGGTCAAAGCCTCATTGCCTGCACCGCCGCCGCGCCACGGTTTGGCATTATCGGCGGGCGTCTGAGTTTGCTGTTTGAACGTGACTTGCTTTCCGTTCTGAGAGATCAGGCGGTCAGCGGTCGCGGCGAGCTTGGGATAATTGAGAGCCATGTTACGACCCTCGAACCATGCGTGTTCCCGAAGAAGCGTTGCGCAGGACCATCTCAAGCCAGAGATCGGCTTCAGGATATTCCGGCAGATAGAAATCATTCACGATGTTCGACTGCACTGAACGCGAAGTGTCCTTGTCGCGGATCGCGAGCGCCGAATATCCGTCGTACGTGGTCTGCTCTTCGAGCGGGCCGACCTTCTCGGTCTTGCTGCGAACCGGACCGACCACGAGATCGAGCGTCGGAGGATTGTTCGAATAGCCGGACAGGCTCGTGACGCCTGCACCCCAAGTGCCATGCGAAGAGCCGAACGGCGCGTAGGCCACCGCGATGCTATTCGCATTCGCGTTCACGTCCGAGACGACAAGCGTCGTCAGAGTGGCAACAGCAGTCACATTAGGATCGGACTGCGTGACGTGATAGTCGGTGTCCGGCGTGCCGCCGCCGTTATCGTTGATCGCGTTTGCGATATTGAGCAGCGTCTCGGCAACCGTGCCTCCGAGCAGCACATGACCGTCCGTCAACGTGAGCACGGTCTGCATCGTGTACTTACGAGTGCCGATAGCAAGAACGTCTCCGTCTGCGAGATTTGCCGAAGGCGTAAACGTGGCCGTGCCCGCCGTGAGACCCGGCTGCGAGATCGAGAGGTCTTGCGTGGGGACCGAGCGGATCGGGTCCGGCGCCAACACACCGAGGCGCGCGGCGCGGATCGCATATTCTGCGCAAGCCCAACGGACTTGAAACGGCACGCCGGTCAGGAGATAGCTATCGTTGTCAAACGCACCGATGCGCGGCCAGCCGAGCGCCTGCTCGACTTGCTGACGAAGACCACGGAAGCGATTGCGGAAACGCTTCTCGATATACATGGTAGCGGAGATCGTGGCGCGGGCCTGCTCGTTCGCAGTGTAGTTCTCCCAATCGAGAACGCCCTTGTTGGTGAGGTACGCGGTGATCGAGTCCAAGTCCCAATAGGCGTTCGAATCAACGCGGGCCGTTCCGTCTTCGACGATCATGAATGCGGGTGCGACCATGGGGCTCTGCTCCGTTTGCTCAAAAGCATAACCCCCGCGATCCCGTTTGACCAGGACCGCAGGGGTTGAAGCGCAACAGGCTGAAACTCAGGCTTAGACCGGAGTGTACTTCGTGTGATCGACATAAACCGGCGCGACGGCAGGCTCAGGGATCACATAGGCGTCGCCTGCGACCGAACCATCGCCCGACGCCGGAACACCGGCAGAGGCAGACACGGCAACCGCCGTATCGAAATAGGTCGCGGGGAAGAGCACCGAACCGGCGTCGAAGAATTCCTTCTCCGTGTCATCCGTCTGCGGGAACTCATTTGCGAACGCGGCGTTGCATGCGAGAGCGGCGTTGGTCTTTGCATTCGAGGCGCTGGACGCGTTCACGAGGCAAGCGACAACACCGTTAATCAGGCGCGCGCCCAACTGGGGCTGCGAGACGGAGACGAGGAATGTAAACTGGGCCATTGGTGGTACTCCTGTTGGGCGACGTGGATTGTGGGGCTACGGGGAACGCTTGTCAACTCTGCTTGGACTGACCGGTTTCGGACAGCATAATCGCGATGGCTTGCTTGCGGTCCTTCACGACCGGGCCGTTCTTCTTGCCCGAATGCAGATGGCCGCCCTTGAATTCGTGCATGACGAATTTGGCGTTTGCGCGCTTTCCTGCTTTCGTGGAATTGGAGGCTGGCAGAGGCATTAGTCCATGCTCCGCTGACCGCGAGGATTGCCGAGACCGGCCGGAGGAATTTGGGCCGTGGCCGAGTCAATCGGGCGAGTGAAACGATCCTGGCCCGTACCGGGCTGCGTCGCGCCAACGGTCGATCCCAGTTTCTTGAGACGCTGCGCGCCCCAGTTGTTCGCGAGAATCTTGCCGGTGCTCGGCATCGGTTCGTTGCCGCGACCGCTTGCTGAAGCCGGAGCACCATGACCGGTCATAAGCGGCTCGGAGTTCGTGCCGTGGCCGTCGTGCTTCCGGGGGTCGATACGATTCTTGATCGCGGCCATGACGCTTACATCTTCTCGGCGTTGTCGCAATCGTTGCCGACCATGTACGTGCGGTCGTTACGATTGGCTTTGCACTTCACGTTCTCCGTGACCGCGACGTTCTTCGGAACGCTCGGAACCGGATCGCGCTGATTGAGTTGGCGGTCCATCAAGAGCGGCGTCTTGCCGTGCGAGGTCTGGAACATGCCGCGCGACACAGGCTGCTCGGAAGGCTTGTTGTCCGGGGTATACATCTTGGCCATCGGGATGCTCCACAAAATTCGGGTTAGGCGATCAGCCTACACCCTCAAAACTGGGGCTGCAAGTCCTCGGCCTGACGCTTGTCGAAACCGGGGCACGCGGCCGAAATCATCTCGCGTGTGACAGACTGGTCCTGCACAGCCAGAGCCACGTAATCGACTGAAGGCAAACCGTCTTCGGTCCACTGCTCCGGCACGGTCGGATCGAGCTTTTGCACCGCCGTTTGAATGGCGTGCATTAGGGCGATGGATTGCTGTTGCGGGTCGGGTTCCACTCTTTCGCCCACCCCGGCGTCCGCGTGTCCAGCCCCACCGGAAACCAACCCCTCACTCCCGGACGGATTTGCATCATCTGCGCTGCCGTGTAGTGCTCGTGGATCGGGAACCGACCCGGACGCAGTTCCGCCAGCACTTTGTATTGCTGCTGGTGCCCCGTCAGTCGGCGCGGAATCTTCTTGAAGATGATGCTGAATGCCATTTTTCTCGTCTCTCTCGATAGCCGCCGCCAAAGCGTGCGACCCACGCGGATAAGCATGATACGAACGGGCCATGAGTGTCAAGAAGGCGTCGAAGCTTTCTGGGTACACATAGACTTTGCAAACGCCCTTCACGAACGAATGCTTGTTGAGCAGAACTGTTTGACCGGCGCGACCGCCCGTCAGAACCATCTCGATTGTTTGGCCACGTTGCAACATTAGACCCTCCCAGGACTGTTGAACTTGTTACTGCAAAACGCGCGCCTGCACCACCAGTTTAGGAACGCCGTATGTGTCGGCAGCGAGAATGACTGTGAGCGCAGCACCCGCAATGCCACCGTCCGTGATCGTGCTGACGAAGCCGGGCACACTCTGGCCAGCCTTCGTCGCAACACCAGTCGGAGAAACGGGATTGAGTTGCGGAGGCACAACTTCGACATGAACCTTGTGATCGCCGATGTTGTCGGCAATCGTGGAAATCGTCAGCGTGTGCGTGCTGTTGTCGAACGATGCGTGCAGCGCGGGCAGGAGCGCGGCAACCATGAGTTCGGCCAACGAGGACACCTTGTTCTCGCTATCCACTCCACCGGTCAATGTGGCCGAGCCCCACGCGCCGTTGCCGGTCGTCATGGATGCTGTGGTCGCAACCGCATTCGCGGTGGCTGCATTGAGCGTGGAGCGCGCGGTGACTGTCGCGGTGTGGGAAGCCGCCACTGCGGTGACGTTCGGATCAGGTGCCGTGACCACGTAGTCGGTCCCAGGCGTGCCGCCCGAACCGTTGATCGCATGAACGAGATTGAGAATCGACGCGGCTTCTGTGCCGCCGATCTTCACGTCGCCGTCCACGGCCGGGCTGGCGACGAAGCTGTAAACGCGAGTGCCGATGGTGACAGTATCGCTCGTGCCGTAGTTCGAGCTTGATGTCAGAACGCCGGACGCGAGCACAACGCGCTCGATCTGGTTGGCGTTCGTGACCGTGATGTCGAGATAGCTGGAATCGTCGCTCGGATTGAAGACTGCAACGCGCAGGCTCCAGCCGGACATATCCGCCGCTTCGGCGAGCGTTGCCGGTGTGACATTCGCCCAAACCTTGCGGCTGGCAAAATTTTGCACGAAAGCTTTTGCGTCTGCGCTGGACTCAGCCACGACCACGAAAGTATCAGGGCCGTCCGAAGGTGCGGGCGACGTGTCGGGATCGGGCAATTGGAGGAGGTACGGAGTTGCGGTCATGGCTGACTCCAGCAAGGAGGCAAGGAAAACCCAGAAACGAAGAGGGGGAGCTTTTTGGGCTCCCCCGTTTCGTGGGTCTTAGTTCTTGATGCCCGGCGCGATGGCCAAACCCTTCTCGCTGAACAGAGCGAGACCGGTGTACCACTTGATGCGCCAGATGCGAACGTCCTGACGTTCCGACTCGCCGACATCGACGATGTGGATACCAGCGGCTTCGCTGGCGGTCAGACCGGCAACGCCGTGCTGGCGTGAGCCGTCGTCGAACGTACCGGCGAAGATCGTGGTCGCCACGTGGTACGACGCGTCCGGGGTGTCCTGGTTCAGCGGAATCCAGTCATTACGGAAGATCGGAATGCCGAGGTAGACGGGAACCGTCGCACCGGAAGGCAGTTCCATCACTTCCGTGATGTGGGCGCCGCCGAGCGCACGAAGCAGCGCCTTGAAGCTGCGGATCGTGCGGGCATGCATCGCGAGGTAATCGACTTCGCCGTCCTTATCGACCACGAGGTCGGTCAGGTTGTCGATGATGTCGAACGAGAGGTTGGAACCAGCCGAGCCGGTATCAACTTCTTGGTTGGCCGAGGCCAGCGCGAGCAGGCCGGGGAACGTCGCGTTCGTGCCGTCGCCGTTGATGAAGAGGTCTTGCCACTTGCGGCCAGCCGCCTTCGCCTTCGACGCGATCTGGATCGCAGTCTGGTCGTTGCCGTCGCCGGAACGAGTTGCCTGGATCAGACCGTTGACTTCCGCGTCACCGATGATCGTGGTGAGCGAGGAGGTCAGATGGGTGAACGTCGCCGGGTCTTTCGCGGCTTCGCGTTCCGTCTGGTTGACACCGCCCGTCGCGAATGCGCCGAGTGTGCCGTCCGTGTCGCCAACGCCAACGGTCGCAACCGGGCCAAGCGAATTCTCGCGGTTGTACGCGAGGGCGTTACCCTCGATCCCGTCGAACGGAATCTTTTCGTACATGCGATTGACGGTGATGATGTTCTCGATCACGCCTGCGACAAGCTCGTCCTGAGCCAGCTTGGCGGATTCCGTGAGGGTAACTGAGGTCATGGTCTTTCTCCTGGTTGATCCAAAAAACTTTTCAACGACACCGGCCAGAGGCTCCCAGTTGGGACTTCTTGCGCGATCTCGGCGGATCACCCGTCGAAGAATCGACCCGCTCTTTCATCCCTCACCATCACGGTGAATGAACTACGGAGCACCGAAATTCGAGATCATGATGGGGGCAAGGAAAACTCCTGTCAACCCCGCCCCCTAGCATGATCCTTTTACTTCTGACGGCCCAGTCCGTGCTCGACTTGGCCCTTCGTCAAACCGGCCGCGATTTTCTGGGTCGGGGTCATCTTGTCCCGATCCGTAACCGTGCGAGTTTGCGAGTTATTTTTCTGCTGCTGCGCACCGCCGCCGCCCTTGGTTTCGCTTTCAAAAGCGCGGGCATACGTCGTGTTCAGCTTCATCTCGGCGACGAGACCTTCGATGTCAAGGAAGCCGCCCTTTCCGTCCGTGCGAACGTCGCCGGTTTTCGGATCAACGACGCGGACCACGTAGTCCTCGCCGTCCTGCACGACCTTAACTTGGCTGCGCACGATGGGGAGCAGAAGATCGACCGACCCCTTGGCCTTCGCGAGTGCCGCGTTGGCTTGCTGGCCGACGAGATACTTCTCCAGCGACTTCGACATGACGCTGATCTTGCCATCGGCGAGGTCCGTCAGTTCTTTCGCTTTCTTCTCGAAGTCCTTGCGGATCGCGTCCATGTTGACTTTGAGTTCGCCACCGTTCTTCGCTTTGAGAACGAGATCGTCGATGTGGGCTTTCAACGCTTCCTTCGCGTCCTTGCCGTCTTCGACTGTGATGCCCTGCGCGGTCATCAACTCTTCGAATGCCTGAAGCACGCCGCGACGATCCGCAGCTTCTTTCTGGGCCTTCTTCATGTTGAAGTCCGTACGACCGAGCGTTTCATTCAAACCGGTGATCGCGGTCGCGAACGGCTTGAACTCCGGCTTGAGTGTGAACTTGCCGTCTGCACCGGCCGCATACGCGGGACGATACTCTTCGGCAACGCCGTCGAGCGAATCGACGGTCTCTGCAAATTTGGTCATTGTAGTTCTCTTTCCGACAATCACCGTCCGCCCAGGATCACCCTGAGATGTACGATGTCCTCAACCATCACTTCCGTGCGTCGTGACGCTTCTTCAGTGCTGGATACTTTGCGTAGACCTTGCGGTCAACCTTCGCTTCTGTGGAGCCACCGATTGCGGCTGCGCGTGAAAGCGCATCGCGGGCATGCGGGAGATCGTTGTCGGGATACTTACGAATCTCTTTGCCGTTGTGGTGGACAATGAGAGCAAAGTCGCTGTCGGGGAGCGCGTTGCGGATTTTTGCGTGCATCTTGGACATTTGGATCACCCAAATAGTTCAAAAGCTAAAATACGGGCCGATCCCCAGGCCGTCAAGTCCGCACGACTTTGAGGGCGGTCGAGGGCAGCGGCTCCGGCGCGACAGGGGTCGCGGTGGCGTCCACGACTTGCGTAAGACCTTGGTGCAGTTCGATGCTGCCTTTCTCCCAATCTTCAAGGCCGGGATTGGTCATAGGCACGACAGCGAGGCCAACGCGGACATTGATCGTCGGCGCGGCGGCATCGCGCTTGCGCTGGTACTTGTCCGGCTTCGAGCCGTCCAGAAGCTTCGCGAGAAGGCCATCGGAGTAGTTCGTCTTTTGGCCGACGATCTCGCCCTGATAGTAGACATCCTCTTCGACCCCGGTGATCGCACGACGAACGGCTTCGGCTTCGAAGCGATCTCCGGCGCGCTCAATCGCTTCGGCCCACGCAATGGCGAATTCTTGGTCGGTCTTCTTGCGATAGTACAGCGGGTTCGTATTTTTGAATCCAGCCAATTGCGCAGCTTCAGGAACGCGGCCGATCTCTCCGAGAAGTTGGAGGAACAGCTTCGCGCGCTTCGCGCTGAAATTCTGATCGGCGGAAACGATCTCGTAAGTTTTGGAGCGAGTGGTCGTGATGGCTTTGGTCATAACGCGATTTTACCGCATATTCGCTGTTCAGCAAATATCACTTCTTCGCGCGCTTGGGCTTGGGCTTCGCCAACGGGACCGGCGGAATCTCAGGCGCAGGCGGCACTTCGAAAGACCCTTGCTGAACCGGCAGCGCACAAGTCAAATCGCGCTTGCATGCGGCGCGAACTGCTTCGGCCGCCGAGGCGCCGTGTTCGAGCGCGCCGTACGCGAATTGCGAACCATGGCCGACCGCGACGAACTTCTCGCTGATCGCATCCACGCTCGCGCGCCACTCTCCTTCACTTTCGTGCTCTTCCCAGTCGATGTCGATGACGAACACGTGGCCTTTCGGAAAAATCATGATCCCGGAGAACGCCGTCTTCGTGGCAGCGAGCTTATCGCGCGGCGGCATCTTGCGCGGCGAAGCGGTGGCGAGGATGGCGCGGACATCGCGATCATCGTTGTCGCCCGCCGTGCCGAGCAGCGCGCCGTTCTTCAGCTTGAAGATTTTGCGGACGTTGGTGACATGCATGAGATGCGTGTCAGAACACCGGCTATCGGCAGCGAGAACTTTGCCGTCCCACACAATCACCGTCATGACGACCCTCCACGGTCTTTACGATCCGATAAGCTTTGCTTTGCCCTTGACCGGGTGATTGATGTCCACCGGCACTTTCTTTTTCTTCACGCCCTTCGGCGACGTGCCGGGTTTCGATTTTGCTGCGGGCTTCGAAGTTGACGGAGCTTTTGCCGGTGTATTGCCACCAGCAGGATTGTCCGTATTGTCGTCGCCGCCGCCCGGAACGTCGTTGAGAATATCCGTGGCGGTGCTGTCGTCTGCGTTGTTGACGGTCTCGACCGAACGAATCTGCTCGCTCGCCGTGACGAAGCTCGGCTTGACGATAAGGTTCGTGGCTTCCCACTCGATCTGATCCATCTCTTCCTCGGTGTCGAGGTCGGCGGCCAGAACTTCGAGGCGCTTCATTTCTTCCAGCCAAGTCCAACGCGAGATGTCGCCGCGCTTGCGGGCTTCCGTCAGCGTGTTGATCGCAGCGGTGTTCGCGTCTTCCTCGGTGAAGTCGGTGTTGATAAGGCACGTGCCGCCGTCAGACTTGTTGATCCAGTCGGCGGTGATCTTGAGCGCCTGATTGACCGAGACCATGAAGCGCAGGCTCATGTCCTTCAACGGCGAGATCGCTTCGCTGGAGTCCAACGCGCGCTCGGTCGCTGTGCGGCCACCGATCTTGCGGCGCAGGAATTCGGCGCCCCACGAAGCCATCTTGTCTTCGAGTTTTTCGAGATCGGTTTCACCGGCACCAATCGCCTTGCCGGTGTGCTCGACGTAGTAGAACTTGCCGTTCGCGTCGCGCGTAGCAAGCAACTGACGCGGACCGATGGCCATGTTCTCTTGCGAACCCTGCACCATCTGCGCGCCGGAAACCGCGAGCATCGGGAAACGCGCCACGGTCAGAATGTTGATTTGGTCCGATGTGGACTGCCAGTGACGCACGTTCAAATGCGCGAGGTCTTCCAGCGGCGGCTTGGATGTCATGAAGCCGGAGCGGTTCGCGTAGAACGTCACCAGCGGGATGTAGTCGAGATCGGACAAGCCCTCTTCGATCTTCACCCAAATCGGGTCTTTCTGCTCGTCGGTTTTGCGAAGCTCCCAAAGCTCCCAACGGCCGGGTTCGAGAATGCGGATGCGCTGCTTCGTGACTTCCCTAAAGCCGTCCATCACGGTTTCGACTTCCGCGATGCGAACGTGCTGAAGAACTTCGACGCCGTTCTTCACGATGGCGTACGCGAAGAGCATGTTCTCCGGGCGAATTAGCGTCCAGTACGGACGGCGGTTTTCTTTGAGATCGTCTTCGAGCGTGCGCGTCGCCTTCTCGGCCGGGTCGAGTTTCGGCATGTCGATCAGGATGTGCGAGAAACCTTTTGCGATGGCATCACGAAGCCACTCGCGTGCGAAGCTCGTCAGGCTCGCGCCTTGGAGGTCGATGTTTTTCCAGTAGCCAGTGTCTTCGTTCGCGATCTCTTCCGGCACATCGGAGTTCAGCTTGATCGGCTCAACGAACGGCTTGCCGACAAGACTGTCGAGCGTCAACTCGAACATATTGAACAGCGTATTGCGGTTCAGACGCTCGTTGTAATTCTCGTTGCTTTCTTCCGCGTGCTGCGGGAGGTACGTGCGCTCGGCCATGCGCATCGCATCAGTGCCACCCATGAGCGTGATAATCATCGCCCACTTGGATTCCATTTCGAGATACGCAAGCGACTTCACCGACGGATCGGGCTGTTCGGCGGCGGCTGCTTTCGCTGAAGGCTTGACGTTCTTGGCCATTTCCGACCCCTTGGGGAGAGCGGCCAGGGTAGGTCGATGGCCGAATTCTGTCAATCAGAGGCTAGATCACCTTGCCGGTCGCGCCCGAATTGCCGTAGACCGGGATGAAGTACCCCCGCGCGCTGGCGTCGATCCAGCGGGCTTTGACCATATTGCCGCTTCCGCGAGCCTTCGAAGCCGCGTGAATCGCGTTGTGCCGACCGTAGTCGTGACAGACGAGCTTGCCCTTGTAGAGACCCCAATTGTCGCGTTTCAAGTCGCTGTCGAGAACATTCGGTATCATCTTCGGCAACTTGAAATCCCACGGCACCTTCTTCGTCCGTTTCTGGATCAGCACAATGCCATTTGGCGAGATCGAAACGCACGGCGCCAACCAACCGGCTGTCGATGTTCCAGCGTGCGCATGCTGCTTCCACAAATCCCATTCATGGATATTCTGGAACGAGCCCGCACTTTCTTCGAACTTGAGCACGAGCGACTTGTCCGTCGCGTGCTCGAACACGATTCGGCCGATCCCGAAGCCTAGTGGCTTGCCACAGAGCATGTCGAACGTGTCTCGCGTCACGGAGTCGCGAAAATGGTCCTTCATGAACTCGCCGAAGTAACTGAACTCACGTTCCATCAAAAATCCCTCCGTGCCATTCCCATGAACTCCCAAGTCAGTCTATACCGCGTCGAGTCCGCCGGATGGTCCTCGTACGTCTTCGGAATGTCATCCGGGTCATCGAGAGCGCGCGGCATCGTCGGAACGAGTTCAAGCCAGTGCTTGTTGCGAACGCAGACAAAAATTCCGGGTTTTTCACGCGTGCCGTCGAAATTCGGGATCGAGCCCGCGACGCGCTCGCGCAAAAGCGTCCATCCACGTTTTCTCGACCCGTGCGACTTGTCGGCTTGATCCCAGAACACTTGCTTGTCCTGAAAGTCGTCAATTGGCGCGCGGCCGGTTCCTTGGTTCGATTTTGACCAAAGTTCGGTGTCGGCGGGTCCGCCGAGCACGCGCGCCGAAATTCCGTTGTCGCGTTCGCGATCTTTGACGCCTTGCGCGATTTTCGCGGTGGACATACGCAATCCGGTGTCTTCTTGACCGTTTGTGCCGTACCATTCCATGAAGAGAAGCAAATCGCCGCGAATTTGTCCGATCCAGCGTCCATCGGGCAATCTGATCGGCTCGCCGTTGCTTTCGGCCCACCACAACACCGAAAACGGTTTTGCTTGACCATGGTCGTACGAACGACTGAATTTCCAACTCGCGGGAATCTGTTTTGACACCAAATTCGGAATGACGTGAACATTCGCGCGCCAGAGGTCGTCGATCATGCCGCCTTCGGTGACATCCCAGTTTCCTGTCGCCCACGCGTCGGCTTGCGCCTTCGAGAGCGCGGCGGAGCGCACGACTTGCGCATAGTTCGGCATTTCGTGCAGCAGGACGAAATTTTCCTTGAGTGACGACTGAATCGCGACGCGTGGAGCTTCGCCGGGCTCGCGAATGATCTTGCCGAACATTCCGGGCAACTGAAAACGCTTTTTCACGACGTTGTGGCCTGGGCCGGACGGATTTGTGTTCACGCGGATGCGAACAGGCACGCCGGGACCAGTTGGACGGCAACACGAGAACATGAGCTTGTACGCTTTGAGATCGCCCCACTGCGTAAGCTCTTCCCAACCGATCCACGGATATTGATGGCCGTGATATTCCTTGTACTCGGTTTCGTCGAGCATGTGACGGAAAAGAAGCTGCTCACCGCTCGGCCAGCACGCCGCGTAGTCCGCTTTCGAAAGTTTGAAGTGAAATCCGGGAAAAATCGGTTTGAAAAGCGTCTCGGTCTTGCGAACCATCTCGTCAAGGTCGCCGAGTTGCTGCCGGAAGAGAATTCCGCGCCAATTCGAGCCGAAGCCCTTGCCGACATCCTTCGCGAAGTCCATCAAGAGCATTTCAGACTTGCCGGTGCCGCGCGGACCCGCGTACATCGTCTCGAAGACCGGCGAAGTGAGAAATTGGTACTGCGAACCCGGCAACGGCATCCAATCGGGCCATTGCTTGATCGTTTGACCGTCGAGTTCGGTGATGAACGGTCTCCAGATGCCGCGAGGGCTCTGTTCTTCGAGCACCAACCACCAAACTGCGATCCCTTCACCCCATCGGCCGACTAGCCGACGATCAAGGACTTCCCAGTCTTCGTATTGGCGCTCTTCGCGCATTCATCGGACCTTTGCAGGCGTGAGAGACGAGCCCGCGCGCAAATTTTTTCCGTATGCGGACGAATTTGCGGTATTTTGAGCCATCGCCGCACGCGCGATCTGCATATTCACGAATTGCAGCGTGAGAAAGAAGCCGAACGCCACAACTCCGTACCGGCGGATGCCGACGTTGCCCTGCCGCACGAGTCCGAAGAGGTTCATGTACCACGGGCGGTTCGCGTACGTCGCGAGACCCCATCCGGCCGACAGCGTAGCGACGTTTCCAGCGGCTTGCCCTTCGAGGGCGATCCCGATCTGTATCATTTCTTGCGCTCCATCTCGCGAATGACTTCCTTGAATTTGCGGGAGCCGTCTCGCGCGCAGACTTCCGCATCGAAATTATCGTTGTGCAGGACGTGCAGACGCTCGGCCATCGCGCCAAAGGCGACGCCAATCTCGAAGTCGATCTCGTCCAGGCTCTTGCCGGTGAACTCGACGGGCGCCTCAAGCAGATTGTTCGGCTTCATGTGCGAGTAGAGGGCCAAGCGCGCCCAGTACGATCCGTTCTGGCGCTTGAAAATCTGGATGTCGAGACGCGGGTCTTTCTTGTGCTGCGCCGCGAAAGCGGAGTTCGCCGTTACCGGCCGCTCCTTCGCGGGAGCGTGGTCGGCTTTGACATGCAACGGGTCGTTCTTGTTGTGATCTGGAATCTTCGAGATGTGAGCCACGATCAAAAGCCCTTGTGGCGCTCAGGCAGAGCCAGATGCGCGTAGTTGCTCTTGTCGCCGTGGTTCGTGCGGCCTTCGACCTTGTATCCGCAATTGTGGATGTAGGTCATGAACGTGGCCATGTCGATTTCGCCACGCCAACGGCGGTCGCGGGTGAAGATCAGTTTCGCTTGAAGCCAAACGCTATCCTCGCTGTCGCCCGTGATCGGGCCGGGGTTCGTCTGAATCCACTTCGCGATTTCTTTCGAGAGACTGCTCATTGATCTTCCTCCGTCTGGTGCTGCACGATCCACTCCGCGTTTTTAGACGCGTAGGCGATCCACAGATGACCAGCGAAAAACATTCCGACGATAACGCCGACGAAGAACCCGATGACGACGTGACTGATCTTGATGTTCTTCGTCATCGGGTTTGCCTCGGCCTGGACCGGTATGGGGACCGGTCCTTCGCGATGCTCGCTTCCCTTGTTACAAACGAGCGACGGTCGGGACCGGTGTAACGACTTACGACTTGACGGTCGGCGCCGGAGCGACGGCCGGAGCAACTGCCGGAATCGACGCGACTGCGCTCTTCAGCGAAGCGGCGGCGGAAACGGCGGTCGTTGCATTAGCGGCTGCTTGCGACGCGAGAGCGGTGTGCGTGGTGGCAGCAGCGGTGTGTGTTGCGGCAGCGACGTTCTGTGCCTTCGCGTGCGCTTCGAGGCGCGCGACAACGGCTTCGGCATCGGTGACGATCTTGCTCAGGCTGTCACGCGCGACATTGAACGCGTTGAGCAGAGCGGTGTGAAATGCGGGGACGAAAAAGTAGAGACCGGCGACGACAACGGCGACGACGATCAGAGCGGCGACGAAAAGGGACATGGGGTGACTCTCCTGGCAGGGGGCTTTCGATCCCCTTGAAGATAGCATGTGGTTTCGATTTTCCAAAGTCGGAGAAAATGGCTGAAGCGGATGGGTTCGAACCACCGACCATCGGATTAACAATCCGGCGCTCTACCAACTGAGCTACGCTCCAAAAATGGTTGCGGAGGATGGACTCGAACCACCGACCTTCGGCGTATGAAACCGACGAGCTACGCTTCCCGCTGCTCTACTCCGCAATAGTGGCGGTTCCCCGCTTTGAGCCATTTCGGGCGCTGGCGTCAGCGGAGGAGGGTCGGGGTAACGCCTACAGGGAACCACCGCCGTCATCATGGGGGAGACGGCTTTGGTCGTCAACCCGACCGTGTTAGACTTTGGACATGAAACGGCACAACCTCGTCGCCACGCTCGAATGCGTGATGAATTTTCAGAAAGCGTATCGCAACAGCGGTACGTTCGAAGGGTCTATGCCAATCGAAAAGAGCGATAAGTGGCCGGAAGTCGGCGACAGCATCGCGATCAAAACCATCGGCCACAACATCGTGCTCGTCGCGTTCCTTCGCACGTTGGAGCCGGGAGAGAAATCTCCGAATGGGGTCACGTCACGGCTGAACTTCACAGCCGGTGTGCCGGTCAAGCCTTTCGGCCACGCTCTATCAAAAGTCTAGCCTCACCGAAAGTGCTCGTGCTCCCGTACAACGGGCCGGACAAGCGACGCGCAATGGCATCGAGATAATCTCGGCGCATCTGGCGGCTCTTCTGACGCTTGATGAAGTCGTGATACTCGACGATATGCGCTTCGAGTTCTTCGTTGAAGCGCCACGCTGGATTCGCAATGTAATAGTCCCACCACTTCACCGGGCCGATCACCGCCTGCTGACGCTCGTGGACTTCCTCGTGCGCGATCAGTTGTGGCGGGATGTAGCCGCCGCTCGGATTGTAGATCGTGCCATCGTAGCAGAACAGAACACCGGGATCAGCCGCGTTCGGGAAGACTGCTTTGATCGCGTTAAAGTTCGGCGGATTGCTGTCCACGATTAGCATCGTGTCTCTCCCGCTTGCGCAGATTGTCGGCGACAAGCTGCATGTGCTTCAGTTCGTTTGCGATGGTGCCGAGCGCGATCTCGTCCACCTTCAGAAGATGAAGCGCGAGAATATCGCGCGCCTCGCGAACGAGCGATTCGGCTTTCACAAGTTTTGCGTGCGCCTTAGCGATGGTCATCAGAAGAACGGTCCCATTCCGTATCCGTAGCTAACGTACTCTTCTTCGGCCTTCCACTCAACCGTGAAAAATCCGTAAATGACTTCGACGCAGGCGACACCATCGTCGTCGAGGATGTAGCCGCCGTATTCGTTGCGCTGCCAGCGACGAGCCCAACAGCCGAGCACATCGACTTCGATCAAGTCGCGAACCTCGACGCCCTTCTGCATGACCTTCATCTCAGTCGAGCCTGGGGTCTCACCTACTCGAACATGCAGCGGCGGCGGTTTTGTTTTGTCGATGGGTTTCGGGTCATCCACCATTACGCTTTGACGGACTCGTCCCCCGGATCGCGACCACCGGCCGGAACGAACTCGCTGTCGCGAAGATGCGGCGGCTGCTCGGCCACGACATCGAAGCCGTGATCTCCGGCGCCGCAATGGTCTTCGTAATTGATGTTGCCGAGCGGAGCCTGCACTTGCGCTGGCGCGTTAGTGCCATCCGGCTGCGCGGCTTCCACCACGCCGGTCGGCATCGGAACTTCATTGACGCCGCCGACCTCGGCTTGATCGAGCGTGAGACCGTTCGCAATGCGCGAGGTCGAGATCACCGCGTCCTCCTCGCCGTAATGCTCGCGGATGGAATCGGCGAGATCGAGCGCCTGCTCGCGCGTGATGATGACCGTCGATGTGTGACCGGCGACGTAGTGCGCGCCGTTCTCCGTGTGCTGGACGTACGCGTCATCACGCACGATGATGCGAACGCCGTCGTTCGTCGGATCGCCGACGATGCCGGACACGTTCAAGTACGGCGGATATGGCACGAACGGTGCGGCTGGCGTCTGCGCATAGATCACTTTCAGCATATCACTTCTCCTGCTTCCAGATTTTGCAACGTGGTTGTTCCGGCGCTCGGCCTTGCGGGCATTCCGTCGTGGCGCCGCAATCGCAGGACACCAAGCTGTACTTCGGCGGCGCGAACTTCGGACGCGGCGTATTCCGGTTGATGATCCTCGCGTGGACGTACGCCGCAATGAAACCGAGCGGCGTCGCCGTCGCGATAATCAAAACACCGGCAACGAGAAGATCGAGTGTCACGGCTTCGTCGGGTCGAACTTGAAGCTGCCGATGAAGTCGCGGATGATCTTCAACTGCACCACGTTGGCCTTGTTCAGAACGTGCGACTTCGAAGGCGAAGCCAATTGCTCATTGATCGAGCGGATCATGCGCGAGCGCGCATCGTTCCAACCCTCGCGACGCCACTCGTTGCGGCCGAAGATGTCGTCGATGAACTTCTGGAAGTCCGGCACGTCCGGCGTAACCGGGGCAGGCGTGAAGCCGTTCTCGATCTTCGTAGCGATCTCTTCCGCGTTCTTGTGCAGATAGTGCGGACCCCACTTCGCTTCCGGCAGACCGGCGGCATAGGCGTACGCCTTGTCGCGAATGACTTGCTCGCGCGTCAGATGCGAATAGATGGCTTCGGCCTTCGCCTCTTCCTTCGCGCCTTCAGCGATGGCTTGAACGGCTTTGAGTTCGAGAAGAACAGTGACGGCCTTCGTGATGCGGTCGGCCAGCACGACCGAACCATCCGAGCGATGGTGTTCTATGATCGCGCTCGATACGACTTGCTTGATTTCGGATTCGTCGAGGAAGATGCTCATGGTGTCTCCGCAAAAGTTGGTTCGGCCACTCCCACTACAGTCCCATGGGAAGGCCCAGGCGTTGAACCGTTTGCAGTCTCAGCCAAAGCGCGCGGGCGTTAACCCTCTCGGCCGAGACTTTCGCTGCCGGTTGCCCCACCCTATAGCACAGGATGGGGCCGTTCCAAAGCAGTGATTTTAACGCCCGATAGTTGGGCTAAACGAGGCGATGGTCTTACCGGCTTCGTTCATCACGTAGACATCGCCCTGCACGTCTCCGTGCTCGGTGATCGCGTCGCCGTAAGGAACGTGAGGCGGCCGGGTCATGTCGTAGACCGGAACGCCGTCGTTGCGATGGAATGAGATGTCTGCGACGCCCGTGACGAGCCGAAAAGATTTCACTTTGTCGTCATCGTTGAGCGAATTTTCGGCAGACATGAATTTGACGATAAGGGTCATGATGGTCTCCTAGTGCTGAATGCCGATCTCTCGGCGGAGACTCAAACTAGCACGTCACCCGATCCTGCGCAACAGGGGTGAAATGCGCACGTCGCGTGGCGTGATGCGGAAGCACTCGTCGTCATCGAGCAGCGGCACACCGGCCTGGATGAAAGCCTCCGCCACAAGCTCGGAGCAGAACCACGAATCGTCTTCGTGCCAGTTGCGTTCGCGCAGCGCGATTCCAAGAATGCCGGACCAGTCGTACGGGCGACCGAGTTGCGTGCGCGTCCACTCGACAGCTTTCGCAACGACTTTCTGATCGCCGAGGAACTGGTAATACTGCGCCTTGCGAAAGCGGTCCGTGCTCACCGGCCGCAGCGCGACGCCGTGGTGTGATGTTGCATCGAGTAGAACGTGTTCACCGAACTGCGGATCGAAATCGAGCGCGAAGGAAACGTGAGAGCACCAGTCCCAAGTCGCGGCGCGGATGATGGCGGAGCCGATAGACTTCCCCGTCGCGAATCGGACGAATGTGCGCATGACGATCCTCAGATGGTGATGTACCAGCAGAGAGCACCGACAGCGGCGATGGACAGCGTGATCCACGCGAGAGACTGCGCGCCGGAAGCGAGACCGCGCGTGATGTCTTCGACCTCCGGGTTGTTGCGGTCGCTACCCATGACGAAACACAAAACCGACACGACGGCGAAGATGGAAGCGGCAAGACCGAACAATGCGTTCACGAGAGACATGGCGAGCCCTCCTTGGTTGAGCCCACAATGCGCTCGCGGCAGAAAACCGTCAACTTAGAATTCGATGACTGAAACGCTGAGAGCGGTGAACCCTGCGGCCGACGCGGTGAGAGCCTTCGCGGCCAAGTCGATCCAGTGCGCGACGTTGAGCGTGAGCCCGGTGACGACGCATTGAATCGAGAACGGCACGTGAATGTCCGCCGCAGTTTCCGCGACCGGGTTATTGTACTGCTGCTGTGCGCCGACTTGCGTGCCGGTGATCGCGGCTGCATTCGCGGGCGCCGTTCCGGTGCCGTGCGAAATCTGATAGATGATCCCGTCGTTGATCGTACCCGCAGACGAGATGATCGTACCCGAAATCGTAATCATCACGCGGCCAGATGCGACCGGCGTGATGGTGCCAGCCAATCCTTGCATCGTGAACGCGGAAGTGCTCGCGGGTTTTGTCGGCGCGGCCGGTTGCGCTTGTGACGCGGCGCCAGCAGAACCGGCCGGACCAGTTGGTCCCGTCGCGCCTGTCGATCCGGTCGGACCCGTTGCACCTTGCGGTCCCTGAATTCCTTGCGGGCCTTGAGCGCCGGTCGCACCAGTCGATCCAGTCGCGCCCGTTGCACCGGGATCACCTTGATCGCCCTTCACACCTTGCGGACCAGTCGGCCCCGTCGCACCAGTTGCTCCCGCAGTTCCTTGCGCGCCGGTTGCACCGGTCGATCCTGTGTCGCCCTTCGCACCTTGCGGACCCGCAGGACCAGTCGCGCCGGTTGCTCCATCGACGCCGTTCGTTCCATTCGCTCCGGCCGGACCAGTTGGACCGACATCGCCGGTATCACCTTTGTCGCCCTTCGCACCTTGCGCGCCGGTTGCTCCCGCAGGACCAGTCGGCCCCGTCGCTCCAGGCGCACCATCAATTCCATCGACACCGTTCGTTCCCGCGTCGCCCTTCGGACCTTGTGGTCCCGCAGGACCAGTCGCACCGACTGCGCCATCGGTGCCGTTCACTCCGGGGTTGCCTTGCGGACCAGTTGGTCCCGTCGATCCATCGTCGCCCTTCACACCGCGATCACCTTGCGGACCTTGCGCGCCGGTATCACCCTTGTCGCCTTTCGGTCCTTGCGGTCCTTCGGGGCCATTCAAGTTTCCGTTCACGCGGTCGTGCCACCGCTGAATCGCGGAAAGATATTTCGCGACCGATGCCATCACTGGCGTGGTCTCGTCGAGATCGAGAAATTGTTCGAGATCGTCTGCCATTCGGGTAGGCGCCTTCGTTCGGAGTTCCACCGTGCAACCGGAAGTGTCGATTGTCAACACACGTGGCCGGGATGTGTCGAAACCGATAGGGTCCAGGCTATCGAGATCGACCGGCGCGAGAGGTTCGAGCCTATCGAGCGGTCGCGGCCGGTTCGAACATCCGTTATAACGCGCAGTGAGACTTAGCGGACAGCGCGGATCGTAAACTCGCGGCGATTTCTGTGCTCGGACCCCAAAATTTGGCCATTTACCACGTTTTTCGACCAAATCCGGCGCGACAAACGCCCTGTAAGTCTCATTCGGGCTCCAAAATTCCCTGGAAGTCTCATTTTGGGCTAATTGTGGGAGGGAGGGGCGCCCCACCCCCGGTCGATCTTAACCGGTTTCGACATTTCTGACGCAATTAACCATCTAAGTCCTTGATATTAACCACGTTATGCCCGCGTTGGCACGCCGATTGCATGCGTTAACCATCTAAGTGCTTGATGTTAATGGTTAATTGGTTAACGGCGTCCCATTATGGCACACATTAACCATCTAAGTCATTGAAGTTAATGGTTAATTGGTTAACCGCGGCGCTAAGTGCTTGATGTTAATGGTTAATTGGTTAACCGGCAGGCCAAGCCGGGCAAGGATCGCCCGCGTTAACCATGTTTTTCGAGGATTTCCGCCAGTCGGCGTTGAGGGGGCTTGCGGCCCCTGCACGAAGCTTGGTTAAGATCAAAGGCTTAGAGCACGTTAACCATGGCAAGGCTGTGTGCAGGCGCACTTTCGCTGGCAATCGAAGGTTAACGCGGTCTCTGTCCCATTGGTTGCGGTCTAGGCGTGCTTTCTTGGCGACGTAAAGCCCTAGCGCGGCACGCCGAGCGGCCTAAGCCGTGCGCGCCGTTCCCTGCTACCAGTGCGGAGCGCCGTGCGCCTGTATGCCTTCGCCAAGCCATGGCCGGGCATTGCTCGCCGCGTCCGGCGTTGCCTTTCCCTGTCTTTCAATCTCTCATGACAAGGCGGAGCGCGAAGCGCGCACGCCGCATATAACTTTCAGTTATCTTTCGCGATATCTCTAAAGGAGTTCCCTGTAAGTCTCACATTTTGGGCGGAGCTTCCTTACAGATAAAGGAGTTCCCTGTAAGTCTCAAAGCGGCTAGTGCGAAGTTCCGACTAGCGCGGCGAAAAAGACCGGCGCGGGGCTGGCAATCGGGCGCAAATTAGTGTTTTGTTAAGACTTGGGCGTCAGACTGACGGCTCACAAAAAGGAGTTTTTGACATGACCAAGCCCCTCGCACTTTCGCCGGAATATCGCGCGACGGTCCGCGCCGCACTTCGCCGCAACGCTTCGCAATCCGTCGCCGAGCGCATCGCGAAAATCGAAAACGCAACGCCGTCACTAGTGCGCGAAGCGGCGCGCTTGAACGCGGCGGACTATTGTCGCGGCGTCCGCGTGGCGAATGACATCTAGTCGCGCGGATTTTTCCACTCAACCGAAAAGGAGTTTTTGAAATGACTACGGAACGCGGTTTAGAGCTTCACATTGATAGCGCCACGCAATACGCAACGGCAACGCGTGACGGACATCCCGTCGCGACTTTCCAACGTCGCCGGACGTATGAGACCGGTCCGGCTTGGAAGTGTTTCGACTTGCACGGCGCGCTTTTGTTTTCGCATCGCGTGACGGACGCGCCCGCAATGCTTCGCCGCTTGTCGCGCCGCTTGGAAGTGACGGCGGAACGTAACGAAGCAATCCGCGCGGAATGCGAGCGGCCTATGCCGTACGGTTGCTAAGACAAGGCAAGGCCGCGCGGCGCAATGCTTCGCGGCTTTGAATGGTTTTAGACGGAGTGAAGGCAATGACTGGACTAGAGACCATGACGGAAGACGCGGCGCGCGAGGCGGGCTTGTACGTTATCCCGGACGAAAGACTAGAAGAGGCGCGCGCCGTTTTCGCGAAGCTTGCGAAGCGCGCGGCGAAGCGTTTGGAGGGTTGCGCTAGTCCGGCGCTTGTCATGGTCGCAACGGGCTTGCATGAGCACGTTTGGTACGTGGAAAGCTTTGACGCGGACGGGCGCAAGTATGACGCGCGCAAGTCGCGGCTAGTCCCTTGTCACTTCGCGCGCATTGACGGCGCGGCGCCTAAGCTTGCGGGCTGGCAATTGGCCGCGCGTCTTATCGTGACTGAGACCGGCGAGCGGATTGTTAAAGCCGTGCCCGGTGTAGAATTGCCCGCGCGCTTCCGTACCACGGGCACGGAATGCGAGCATTGCAACGCGGCGCGCATGCGGAAAGACGTTTTTGTATGCCACAACGCCGAGCGCGGAGAGTGGAAGCAAATAGGCCGCACTTGCGTGCGCGACTTTCTAGGCCATGATCCGGCGCGATTGCTTGCGGCGTTTGTCGCGGTCTCAGTCATTGGAAAGGAATTCGGCGACTTTATCGGAGGCGGCCACGCTTACCCGACTTTCGACACTGTTAGCATGTTGGAATATACAGCCGCATGCATTCGCGTTGACGGCTGGACTAGCCGCGCGAAGGCGGAGCAATTCGGAAAGACGGCAACGGCGTCATTTGTCGGCGATTGCTTCGCACGCGGCGAGACCGGCGCGAAGGCGCGCGCCAGATATGAGCCTAGCGAAGCGGACAAGAAGACGGCGCGCGAAGCTTTAGACTGGGTACGCGGTCCGCTCGCAACCCAGGAAACGCATTCGGATTACGAATTCAATCTAGTCGCGAGCTTGCGTCATGAAGTCATTGACGGGCGCACTTTTGGAATTGCCGCGTCAAGCGTGCAAGCCTATCTCCGTGCAACGTCGCGCGAAGCGGAACTAAACATGAAGCGCGCGGCTAACGCGGCGTCCGTGTTTGTTGGCGCGGAAAAGGAACGTCTTCGCGACATCCCGGTCACGATTGAATTTAAGACGCTAGTAGAAAGTGACTTCGGCGCGTCATACTTGCTCAAAATGCGCCGCGCGGACGGTTGCCTGTTTTCTTGGTTTTGCTCAGGCAACGGCGCGGCGGATTTTAAGGCCGGTGACGCCGTGCTAGTAACGGGCACTGTTAAGGCGCATCGCGAATATAAGGGAACGAAGGAAACGCAACTAACCCGGTGCAAGCTTGCGCCGGTCAACGCGGCGAAGGCCGCCTAAAGGAGTGAAAGCAATGAGTGCAACAATCAACAAGGCAATCTGTCTTTTATTTGTGGACCGTGCGAAGGCGCAAGGCATGAAAGGCAAGGCGCGCGACAAGGCCGGGCTGGAGTTCATTTTAGGCGCGGTGACGGCGTTGCGCGAGACCGGGCACGATACGGACGCCGCGCACTTGGAACGCGTGGCGGCCTTTCTAATCGCGACGCGCGGCTATTCTGAGATTGAGCGCCTTGCGACGGCAATGGTTGAGCCCGCGCCGCTTGTGGAAGCTATATCGGGCAAGCCGGACTATTTTCGCGTGAATATCCCGGACGGACCGGCGCGCGATACCGTGGCGCAAGGGTTGCGCGCCAGTGCGCCCGGCTTTGATCCGACTTGCGTGCTTTGCGAAAGCGGCGAGGAGCCCGGCCACGATCATTAAGCCATGCGCGCGCCGCATAGCTGCCATGCGTTGTGGCGCGCGTAAAATTTACGAATTGTTAAGACATTGCCCGCGATAGTGCGGGTTGAGACAAAAGGAGATTTTGACATGACGCGCCGTAATGATCCGAACAAGCTTTCCGGCTATCGCACAACCGTCACGCGTGACGCGGACGGCGTAACGCGCGTTACGTACGCGGCCACGGTCATTGTTGAGTTTAGCGACAATACGGTCACGTTGAATTCTGGCGGGTACGCGTCCGCCACAACTAAGAAGAAAATGAACCAAGCCGCGCGCCAATTCGCGCTAGGCTTTTCGGTCTATCAGAAGGCGCGCAAATGGTACGCCGTGACGGACGGGCTAACCTATCGTTTTGTTGACGGGTTGAGCTTTCCGATTGCAAAGGCCGCCTAATCATGCGCGCGCTAATCCCGGAATTTAATCGCGTGATTTTGGAGCTTGCGCCGCGCCACGAAGCGCGCGCCTTCGCGCCGTCTACACTGGCGGAGCTTCGCGCGTGCGACGCCGAGCGGCCTAGCGCCGGTCTCATTGTTTGGAGCGGCGAAAGCGCGCGGACCATATACGGCGACGCGCGGGTAAACTTCGCGTTCCGCGCATGGCATGACGCCGAGCACGTGAAAGGCGGCCACGCTTTCGACTTGACCGGCGAGCGCGCGACGGCGGACGCACAAGCCCGCGCCGTGCTTGCGGCCTATCCTAACGCGCCGCGCGCATGGCTTGCGCTGCTAGACGCCGAAGTCAACGGACAAGCGGAGCACTTCGCGCGCTTCGGCGCTTTCCCATTGGATCAAGTCGCGTTTGTACGCGACGCACTGGAGGGGCTAACATGACGCGCGGCGAATTGGCTTTTATTTGCGGCGTGCTTGTATGGTCCGCGCGCATGCTTCCGAACGGCGCGACGCGCGACAAGTGCAAGGCGCTTGCGGTGAAACTTTGGGCGGAGATTTTGCCATGACATTGACGGACAAACGCGGACGCGTGACGGCGTACGGACTAGCGTGCGGCTATGTTGAGACAAAAGACGGGTACGGGCGCACGGCGCGCTTGTGGCGCGAGCACGGCGCTTACCACGTACGCGCCACGGTCACGGCGACGCGGGCGCGCGTCTTTTGGGAAAGCTTCGCCACACTGGCGGACGCGCGCAAGCGTTACGCGGGCGCACTGAAAGCGGAGGCGGCCTAATGTACGCGGAGCACGTTCCGAAAATAAATGCGACCATGCGCGCGGACGTTGCGGGCTTTAAGCGCGGGCTTTATTTTGTCATTGCCAGCATACGGCAACCCGTGACGCTAGTCCCTGAGCAAGTCGAATTGATAGAGCGCCACGGCACAAGCGCGCCGTGCGTCTTCGGTCATAAGGTTGACGCGATTGCATACATTGAAACGCACGCGGCGGAATTGTTTGACGTTGTGACGCGTGAAAAATGCCCGCGTGCGGCTATCCTAGCATTGACGGCAATTCCGGGCTTAGGCGTTGTTAAAGCCGCTTTCGTTTGTCAAATGCTAGGCTTTGACGTTGCGTGCTTAGATACCCGGAACATAAAGCGCGAAGGCCGCAACCCGCGCGCCTTCCGTAGTGACGGCGGAAAATCGAAGACGGGCAAGGCATGGCTTCGCAAAATTGACGCGTACGTATCAGAGACCGAAGGCAAAGCCGCGTACTATTGGGACGCGTGGTGCAATGACGTTGCGCGCGTCTACAAAATGACGGCGGAGGAGATTAGCGAGCTTCACCTAGCAGTGTGCAAGCCCGCTCAATTCACACTGGAGGAGACTTTCGCATGACTTCGCACGCGTTGACGCAATGGGAATTCGCGGCCATGCCGCGCGCCGAGCTTGAGCGCCGCAAGCGCAACGCCGAAGCGCGACAAGCCCGCGCGGTGAATTCGGAAGCGTACCTAGCGGACGCATTCGCGATACAAGAAATTGACGCGGCGTTGAGTGCGTTAGAAACGGAGCGCGCGTCATGCTAGGATTTTGCGTTGAGTGCGGTAACGTGCTCCCTAATCATCGCGCCGCGTGCTCGCGCGGCCAAGCGTTGAAGCGCGAGGAATTCGCCGTTGAGCCCGGACGCACGGTCACGCTAAACGGGCGCGCGATTTTCCGGCTTGCGCCGGTCATTACGGAAAGCGGCGCGTATGCCATTCCGCCAGCCGAGCTTGACGGAGCGGCGCGCGTTGTGGCGCTTGCACTGGCGGAGGCCGCGCGCCTTGGGTTGCACTTAGACATCAAAGGAGTATGAACCATGCCAGCCGGACGGTTTAGCGAAGCGGAGCGCGCGCCGTATTACGCGCGAGCACTGGCCAGTATTGCGCAAACGCAAAACGATAACGCGTTGACGCGCGCCGCACTGGAGCACTACGCGGACCACGCCGAAGCGTGCGCCCGTGAGCGGAGCTTTAACGCGGCGCAAGTCGCCGCTTGGATTGCCCGCTCGCGCCGTGCTCGCGAGCTTGCGAAGGAGCACTAGCAATGAGCGCGCTTGGATTTTTGACAATGGCCGCGCGCATGGGAATGCGCGACGCTAACCTAGCGTTGAGGGACGTGAAACGGCAACGCGCCGCGCTTCGTGAAATTCGCGAGTACGCGGGCATATACACTGACAAGGCAATACGCGATATCGCGACGCGCGGACTACGGCGCGCGAGCACGTTGAAGCGCAGGGAAAGGAGCACGGACAATGAGTAAATATCCCGGCTGGAGGACCATGACAAGCGCGCAACGCTATAACGCGCGCATGCATAGGATTTTCGAGGAGCACGCCGCGCGCTACTCTTTCACGTACGCCGCGCTTCCGTTGCGCGCCTATGCCATGGCGGACAATGGCTTGCACGGCGAGGTAGCAGTCTATCGCGACGAAGACGGACGCGTGACGCGGCTATGGGACGGCACGTTCATTGACGGTCTTGTCGCGGACGCGCGCTTTCGCGTTGTGACGCGTGACTACGCGGTGCAAGCGGCAAAGAATTACAGGAGCGCAGCGTGACTATTCTAACGCGGCCATTGGAGCGCAAGCTTGCGTGGCAAAACTTTGGAGGACCATGCGAGTACGCGCAAAGCGGAACGAAGCGCGTCACGTACTGGCTTAGGCTAGGGAAGGAAGCGCACAAGGTCACAAACGCGACGCCGAGCGCGTACGACGCAATGGCGGGCGCGTTGCACAGAAGGAAACGGGCGCGCGGCTATGAGCGGCATTGCTTTGGAAGTGCGGCGTTAGAGCACGCGGAAAGGAAAGCCGCGTACGAAGCACTGGCAACGGCGCACGGCTGGCATGCGGACCACGAATATAGTGCGGAGGGCTTTTGCCAAGTCGAACATTTAATTCCGCCGCTTGAAGGAGTGCCAGCGTCATGACAAAAGACTACGCCGAGCGCGTCGCCGAATTGCTATGGCCGGAAAAGGCAACCGTGCTTGGCATGGATTGCCGCGCGGAGATAGGGCGCGAGGGTGAACCGTGCCGCATTTGCGCGGACGCTAACGCCGCGTGGCTTGTGCGCGTTGAGCGCGTGCGCGACGCACTGGAGCGCGCTAGAGCGCCGAGCTTGTGGGCGAGCTTTGTTGGCTTCGCCGCATTCATGAAAGGACACTGACATGCACTTGCTAGTTAGAACGCGTGACCGTCATGGCTTTCCGCGCGTGACGTTGGAACGCTTGACCACGGGCGTTGACACGTTGCGCGCCATGGACGCGCACAAGCGCGACGGCGCGGAGGAGATTGCTTACGTTGAAGCGGTTGAACTAGGACCGGTGCGCCAGCCTGTTAAGCGGATATTAACCAAGGCCGCATGAACGCGTTGTATCGCGCGGACAATTGTGCGAGGCTTTCGACGTTGAAGGAGTGGACCATGAAACTTTTCGAGATTGCGTTGCCGGACGTGTCAAATTCCGGCATGTCCTATGACATCGCGCGCAAGTGCTTCGAAGACGACGCGCTTGAATATGCGGAGGGCTTCACAGCGTTGCCAGCCGCGCGAGGAGTGTGGCGCGCAAAGCCGTCACTCGGCGATCCTAGTCCGAAGACGTACCGCGACGTTATGCATTGCTATCGCATCGCGTGCGACGCGGGCACGTTTGCGATCCTAATCAACCGCGCCTTCTATCTTTTCCCCGATCAATTGGCGATCTTTCACGCCGAGATTGGCGAAGCAACTATATCGGAGAGACCCTAATGCCTTTTGACATCAAGACCACGCGGACCGTTACGGCGGAGCGCGTCACAAATTTGTTTTGCTCTAGCTTCGAAGGAAGCTATTCGCCATGGCTTAACAAGGTCCGCAATCTGAGCGGTGAGCCCGTGCGAACGCCGGACGAAAAGGGATATCCATGGTACAGCATTCCGGCGTACGTTGACGGCGATTTTGCGTTCGAGGTCACGTACGACGATCCGAACGCCGAGGAAGACGACGACGGCAACCCCGGCCAGAAGACCATGACGTTGAAGCGCGCGGACATCGAGCGCGGGCTTGAAGTGCTCGCCAGCAAGTACCCGAAGCACTTCGCGGACCTTATGGACGAGAACGACGACGCGTTGACGGCGGACCTTTACATGCAATGCATTGTCTTCGGCGAAGAGGTCTATTGTTAGCTTTGCATTTGCCTCCGCCCGTGCTATAGAGGCGGGCGGAGGACTACCCATGGCAGACTTCACGATACGCAGGAACGCGGCGGCGAGCACGTTGACTAGCGGGCTTCGCGCCATCCTGTTTTACAAAATCGAGTGCGGCTGGCAGCACGAAAGCGGCGCGTGGCTTGTCATTGCGAGCATTCCAAACTTCCCGGACGTTTACAACGTGCATTGGCGCGCGACGGACTACTGGGGTGAAGGCAAACTCGAATTCATAGACGCGTTCGAAGACGCGGACAAAGACCGTTCATGGGCGCGTGCGTTGCAGAGCGCGGAAAGCGCATGGGACGCCGGTCCGGCTGAAGTTCTAAAAGAGCGCGCCGCAGTGTCAGCAGGGAAACGCAAGACCGGGCAAACGGAAGCAACAACGCGCGGCGGCCACAAGAGCGGCGAAGTGCGAAAAGAAAAGGCCGAGCTTGTCAAAACGGAAACTGATTACGTGCGCAAGAAGTACACCATGCTCAATTTCTACCATCTCCTTGCGAAGTACGATCCGAAAGTGTGGAAGCTTGACGCGCCGGAGAGCGGTTATCGCGTTGTGTTCAATTGGTCGCCGCGCAAAGGTCCGAAGACATTCGTTACCATTCACTTCGAAAACGATGACGGCAACACGGCGATCCTGTCACGAAGCTGGCATATCAACGGCAACGAAGACAACGGCATGACGTTCGAAAAACTTATCGCGGAGAACATCAACGTCGCGGACGGTGACGCGGTGTGCGATAGAATTCGCGGGCTCGCCGAGCGCATGCTCGCTACTGACCCGTTGAAATGGGAGCCCGGCCAATTCGGTGCTCCGATCTGAGCTATGCGTCCTGGACATGGCTGTCATGCAAACAAATCATTTGACTTTTCCGCCGGACACGTGGCGCGAGATTTTCCGTGCCGTTCCGACACAACCTCTTAACAGAAATTCACCATTCTATAACGCTCCAGCACGGCGAAACGCGCGAGGTCTGGAGTACAGTGCCACGGCATTTTCTGCCCGCCAGTGGCGCTTAAAATCGCAACCGCGTCTGTCAAGAAAAATCCGCCGAGAAGTCATGCGTCTCACGCAAATCGCCATTGCAAATTTTTCATTGGCAATCGAGCGTGAAATGTGGGAGGCTATTTGCGTTGAAAGTGCCGGTGCGTCCGGCAGGGATTTCCCGGTCCTGAATGTTGCAACGGGGATGTTAGCGATGGAGGACTGCATGCGCGTCTAGTTCCAACGAATATCTCCAGCCTAAGTCGTAAGGCGGCCACACTCTTAACCCCGGTGTGGCCGTCTTGCTATGCGCGGCACGCATGGCTGTTATTCCAAAATGTGTCTTCTCACGGCCACCGAATTATGCGAGACTGCTTTCAACAACGGAGGACATCACGTGGCAAGAGAAGTAGTAAAAGGCATCCGGCGTTCGCTGACGCGCAAGACGCAAAGCGAACACGGGTACTCGTGGGTGCCGGATGGTTTCGAAGTCGGTGACATTGAAGTCATCGCCGATCTGGCGCAAATTGCCCGGCATCTGGGCGCGCAAGCGATGGCCAATAAGTCAGGCCGCTCGCGCTATATGCAAGGCGCGATAATCGTCAACGTGCTTTCACGCCGCAAGGAGGCATGAACCATGCGCAACCGAACGGACTATGAATGGGACATCGAAGAAACCGATGGCTTCGAGAGCGAAGATGCGGACATCATCGACCACACTTTTGCGCCGGAGCTATCCCAATTCCATCACGAGCGCCTGAGCGCCGCGTTGAAGCGCGCGGACAATTTCAGGCTGGTGCTTTGCATCAACAAAGGTAATGACACCGACGGACTGGAGGACCGGGCGTGGGCGTACGTTGAAGCGGATGGCACGTTGCCGGAATTCTTCGCGGACGCGTGGGGCGGGACGACATCGTACCGCATTCCGACACGCTTTCATCGCGAGCTTGAGCGCGCCGTCCGTGGGAGGCATGCACAGGCTGCATAGCAGCCATGCAAACAAAACTGTAGACGCGGCCACCGGCATTTGCGATGGTCGCGTTAGCAAGGAGAACGGACATGGACTTTTCAGTAGCGAACCACGGTAGCGTCACGATCCTGACCCCGCTCAACGAGGGCGCGAAGCAGTGGGTTGACGAAAATCTGCCGGACGATCTCATGTACTGGGGTCGCGACGGCATCGTGATCGACAGCAATTTGTTTCCGCCAATCGGGCGCGCGTTGATCGAGGAGGGTTATTCCCTGTGAGCACGAACCCAGTTCCGTTCCGCGTTGAGTGCAAGTGGCCGCACAATAGCTACTTCGAAGTCATCGCCGCGTTCAACGCCGAGAAGATCGCAGTGACGTACGCGACGGACTGCCAAGCGGCGAACAAATTTTTGGTCTATCGCGTTACGAAGCGCGGCAAGGTTCTGTACGATCATGCGAACATTGCAGGCGAGGCAATTCTCCAGAAGGCACTAGGAGCCGCGAAATGAGCTTGCACACACTGGACTACTTCGATAGCTTGGCCACGCATCAACTCAGGCCGAGGAGCGGTTTCGCGTTGCCGGTCACGCTGCTGGAAAGCGATAACCCGTACATCAAGTACCCGTGCGACGGCGTTATAGTTGCCTTCGAGCACGGGATGAACCTCGCGATGGTTCAAGCCGTCTTTCACGCGTACGACGAACGACGCGACGTACTGGGAGCGCCGGTTGTGGTGAAGCATCCGAAGTTCAAGTACGGAGACTGGGCGTGAGCGGCAACGACATCGAGTTCACGCCGGAGCCGTGGCTTTACGTTGAAGCCCGGTCCACCGAAGCGGCGCGCAAGTTTTTCGGTGCGCCTGCGGGCTGGCCGGTAGAGTATGACCGCCCGACAACGGACGGCATCGGTTCAATCTGGCGCGTCAAGGCTGACGGGCTAATTCTTGGAGGAAAGAAATGAACGCTCAAGAGCTATTCACGCTCGCGCCATTCGGCGCGTACGTAAAATTCACGGACGGGACACCGCGTCCGCCGGACCGTTTCAACAAGAAGCTTCGCGCGTGGAAGGACAGCAACGACGCGGGGTACTTCATGAGTGCGGAGCCGAGTGACGGCGTGCATGACTACTCGAAGGACAGTTTCGTGCTTCGCACACTGGACGATCCCGTGCTTATCATCAATCGGCACTTCGGCGTTGCGGGCAGCAACAAGACGTTCGAAGTGGTGAGCATGCCGAAGCCGGGCACGATCCTAGCGATGAACAAGTACCGCAAGGAGCGGCACGAGGTAGCGCATATCTGGCCGACATTAGGTCACGCGAAGGCGTGGTCCATAGGCCGCAACCATCATTACGAATTCGACAAGCAGAGCTACGTCTACTTCATCGTGCAAGAAGACGGCACGTTGAAGGCCGCGACAACGGTCACGGCAACGGAGATCGCGTTGTGAAGACTGCAAACTTACTGCCGATCTACTTGCGCCGCGAGCCGACCACGGACGTGCGGACGAGTGCGAGCTACAAAGGCCGCCGCCCGTTCGACGTGGTTGCATATCGCGCCGAGGTACAGTATGACCCGGACTACGCGGACAATGGCCGCACGTGGTTTGGACCGTCAACGGAGGCATGCGGACACTGGCCGTGGTTCTATTCGGACAAGCCGCGACACGGCTGCAAGACGATCATGTTCAATTGTTGGAAGTGGAGAGCGGTTTGGCTTTCCGACGTTGTAGAGGAGGCAAAGGTATGAATGACTTGAACGCAATCAGTGGGCTCGCGCCGAAACCGGACGCCGAGCACACATACACTTTCGACGTGAAAGCGTTTTTCAGCGTGACGGTGAGGGCGAAGACGCGCGCCGAGGCGTTGAAGATCGTGGACAGCATGGACGGCGCGCAAGTGACCGTCAACGACGAAGTGAACAACGAGAGCATTGACGTGATCCTCGCATTCGACGGCGAGCACGTGCTCACGGAGAAGGACGGCGAAGATGTCGAGTGAACCACGCAACGATCTGGCGCGCGACTGGGAAGACGATCAATGACATTCTACACGCACGTCAATCGCGGGATCATTGACCGCAATCGGAAGCGCCACGAGAACGCGCCGCCGATCACGATCAAGCGCGGGAAGACCGGCAAGGCAACGCAGGCGTTCGAGGTCGAGCTTCCTGCCGGGTCTCGCATGATCTACTCTCCGCACGAGCCGATCCTGCCGTGTGGCGCGCGGCTGGTAATCGTTTCCGAAACCGAACCCAAGGTGATCGCATGAGCAAGGACAACGGCACGGAGTACGTCTTCATCGAGCGCGGGCGCGAGCATTACGAAATCGTGTTCGAGGCGAAAGAGGTCTTCACGTTTCAGAAGATGCACAATGCGACCATCGCAATGCCGGAGCGTGATTGGACGAAGATCAAGACCGATCTGGAAGGCGGCGAGTACATCACAGGCGACCAACCGTTCACGTGCCCGCGTTGTGGGACGAGGACAGCGACGCGCGAGGACGGCAGAGAGTATTGCCCGGCTGACGGGCTGAGTTTCAAAACCACAACGGAGTACGAACTATGAGCGAACGCTGGTTTCACTTTCAGAAGGCGAGCACGATCACACTGGCACGCGAGGCGTTGATGGAGCGGATCATCAAGCTGGCGCTTGACGGCAAGCAGGACTTGAAGCGCGAGGCCGAGGGCGCGCTCGCCGACATCAACGCCGAGCTTGTGGCGAGCCTGCCGGACCGCATGAGCACGCCGGACGATCCGTTGATCCGCTGCTTCATTCACCGGTCCGAGTTGAGAGACTTGCATCTCGCAGTCGAATGCTTCATAGCGTCATGCGACAAGGAGCCCGACGTGAGCAAGCGGTTCACGGACTTGCTTCGCAACGTGACGATCAGCCTGTCACGCGTGGAGTAACCAGATATTAACCAAGCTCCAGGATTGAGCTTGCATTCGAAACCAGATAGGCGCACAGATGGGCGCACAACACGGAGGCCATGATGGCAGAGAAGAACATTCACAATCGCGTTGAGAGCGCAGCCCACGAACTGGGCGGCATTCTCATGAACCTTAGTCGAGCGCAGTGGCTCGCGACTACAGCCGCGTACAACATACGCATGGCACAGCGCAACGGCACGGCGACCGACGTAGCGGAGGCCGAGTTTGCAGCGCGGGATGCGTTGCAGCAGGCGAACAACTTGATCGCGCACGTACGCTTCGCGTTCAACCGCATGGAGTTGCCGCTATGAATTCCAAGAAGCTATTCGCCGCCGCCGACTTCATCGAGAAGCTGGACGAAGCACAACTCAACATGCGGCATTGGAACACGTGCGCAATTGGCCGCCTCGCCGCTGCGGGCGTCATCAAGGGGCTCACGCTTTGGGTTGACCCGGTGACGTTCGACACCGACGTGGAGTACGGGCGCACGCATCACTTCGACGCCGTGGCCAAGTGCTTCGGCATCAAGCAGGGACACGCGGTCGATTTGTTTGGCGGGTACAACATCGCGCCTGCCGATCTGGCCGCGAGCATCCGCGCCTTCGTCCGCAACAAGCAGGGAGAATACGCCAATGTCGAAGCCTAGATGGGCGCTCGTCCCGGTTCGCAAGGTCAATGTCGGCACGAAGCTTGTGTGCGATGGTGGCTTCACGTGTCTCAAGGACCATGCGGTCCGCACTGTGCAGCGCGATACCTCGGACATGACGCACTTCAACCTCCGATCAGATGGCACGGTCAAGACGCCAATGAATAGCCGGATGCGTCTTTTCATTCGGTGCGACCAAGGTCAGCACTTCCTCGAAGGGCAATTGACCAACAAGGACCGGTCGTACACCGGCTTCTGGATCAAGGGCACGGAACCGCCGAAGGAGAAGACCACGTGAAGAAGCCGACCGCACAGCGCAATCACTACGCCCGCGTGCTCGCCGAGAAGCGCGCACTGGTTGCCAGCCTCCGCGAGATGCTGGACGCGTACTGGGGCGAAGGCGACGGCGAAGACCCGCCGGACTTCATCAAGCGCGCCGCGCGCCTCGCACGCTGGAAGTGCAAACTACGCGGAACGACGTTGCCGCAAGACCCGGCGCGTCACTACATCGGATGCAATTCGACAAAGAAGCCGCGTGGTGAATGCAACTGCGCCGAGATCGGTGGCTTCGTATGACGCCGGTCAACGTCTTCGCATTCGTCTTCGTTTTCATTTACGTTCTATTCTAGGAGCACGACATGCCGTTATCGAAGAAGGACAAGCGCAAGGGCGCGTTGGAGCGCATGCGCAAGGGACACAGCGGTCGCGTTGATGCGCGTGTCAAACAATTCCCGCGCTCGCAGGAGGCCAAGGCCGCCGAGATCGCGAAGCTGGAAGAACTCACAAAGGAGTACGGTCGATGAAAAACATCATGTTCAGCATCCCGGCGACGCGTGTACCACGCGCCACGTTCGGGCTCAGTACGGCGGACGAGAACTTCTTCAAGGTTCTGTGGGAGTCGTTCCGCTTGAAGAGCAGCTATTTGATGGACCACGCAAACAAGGTGGACAAGTTCGCCATCGTCTGCACGAGCGACCAATTCGCGAACTTCATCATCCTGCGCAACAAGTACGGCGTTGCGAACTGGATCAAGGAGCTTGACGCGAAGATCATCGGCGAGGAGATCAGCGAGAAGACCAACCGAATCGACGTGACCAAGGGCACCCCGCACATGATCGGCATCGACTACGCGTACAGCAATGGCAAGCCGCGCTGGTACGATAAATTCATGGCCGACGGCGGCGAATTCAAATTCTCGAATGCAATGAACTTCGCGGGCAACGCCGAGGCCATCATACCGAAGACCGAGATGCGCGACGGCAACTACGTTCCGCCGAGCGAGCCGATCCTGTTGCCGCAAGAGCGTGACGCCATCCGCGATAGCGTGCTCGAAGAAGTCGCGGTCCTGTTCGACGAGCGCGCGGCCAAGGCGCGAGCCAAAGAGACGACGGAGCGATACCACGGTAAATACTCGTTCAGCGCGAGCATCGTGAAGCGCAACGAAGCGAGTGCCAAGATCATCCGCGAGATGAAGGGCGGCAGGACTGCCGACGAGGCGCAGCGTGAGAACGCTATCAACTTCTGGCGGGAGATGCACCGCAAGTTCTACATCAAGGTGGACGGCCTCCAGCACGTGGCGTACTTCGTGGACGCAACGCCGCGCAACATCGTCAAGCTGGACGGTGCGCACACGTACTACGGCGATCATGATCTTCGCCTCGACTGGAGCAGCGTGCGTCCGGCTGGCGGGCGCTTCTGATGCGCGCGGACAACACCACGAAGACGGTGACGAGCCTCGCCGTTGAGATCATTGCGCGGCACGAGAGCTTGCCGGAGGACGTGAAGACGCCGTTCCTCCGGTCGGTAGGCCGAGCGAAGAGCACCGAGCAAATGTTGTGGCGTGAAGTCGCCGCACGAATGGTGCTCGATGCATTCGGAATCACGCCGGAGACGACCACGGTGTACGACGGCATGGAATACTATCGCTACAAGCGGTACGAGAAGACCGTGAACAACGCACGTGCGTGGTTCAGGAATTCCGGCGCGGATGTCGAGCAAGTGTTCGAGATGGCCGTTGTGGACCTTGGACCCGTACTGGGCGCATTGAACGAGCTTCGCCCGCTCACCCCGCCGCCGAGTTGCAGCAACGTCAGCACAGGAAGAAGGAAACGGACCTTTGGATACATCGGAAAAGTTGCAGCAGCCTAAGCGCCGCCGCACAGACATCGCGGACTACGTGTTCAATGCGTCTTTGCAGACGCGCACGGAAGCCGAGTATCGCGCCGAGCGCGGTCTCAAGGTGGCCATCGCCAATGCGGAAGCAGAAGGCAAGGTCGTGAACCTCGCGTCGTATCGCGGCGTCAAGGCGAGGACCGTGGCATGAAGTTCCTGGCCAAAGGTCGGACGGTCTGGGCGATCCCGAACGAAGCTGACGGCTACAAGGCCGCAGTGAAGTCGTTCCCGGTCGTGGTGGTCCATCCGGCGGTCGTCAACGGCGATCAGGCCGCGCTCGCCGTCGCGAAGATCATGAACCTACACCACGAGGAGTTCGAGAAGTGATATTCGTTTGGTGCCAGCACGGTGCAACAAGTTACGACTGGCAGTTCGGTCGCGTGTGGATTTCGATCCGCAAGCTTGGGTTCTGGCCGACGAGCGGTCCGGGCTTCATCACGATCACGGACAAGGACGGCAGCGCCCGGTAACGGGTTGTTAACCAGTCCCGCAGAAGGCGGTTGTGGTGCATGAAAATTTCTATAAATTCCATGCACCAACGGAGGACGACATGAAGATGAACTTGATACTTCTCGTGACCGACATCGACGGCGTAGCAACCCGGTCGGCCGACAGTGCGTACATCGACTGCGATGTCGAGGACATGCCGCACCACGCCCGCAAGCTGATGGCCGAGGTCATAGTTGGCGGCTTCCAGCGTGGCCGTGATATGCGCGCGATCTGCATTCCGTTCGAGAGCGGCGAGCCGATCACAGAGATCAAGGCCACCGATCCGACGATGGACGAGGCCGTCGCCGAGGAGCGCCAGATGGAGCGCGAGCGCGCACAGGAAGCCAATGCGGTGTTCCGCCGTGGTTGAACGCGTTCTCCGCGCGCCGCCGATCACGCCGAGCCGTCACTACGGCAGGCGTAAGAGCAAGCCGTCGTTGCTGGAACGCCAAATGCTGAACTTCATCTGCTCGAAGCCGAAGCCTAAACCCCGGTCGCCGAGCACGAGAAGGAGTTCATTCTATAACGCGAAGGCGGACACGTTTCCGCGCACAGTGAGTGTCGATGCGGCCATGAACATGAGCATGTCCGCTTTCGACAATGGGATTTACACCGAAGGAGACGAATCGTGAGCCGTCGCAGAAGAAGGAGCCGTAAAGTGAAAGCACCAACCGAGCATCACGTGATGTTCTACGCCGTCATAGCGTTCATTCTCATTCTGTGCGTGTTCTGACGTGAGCCAGTACACGCCGAAGAGCAAGAGCGTTGC